TTCAAGCGTGCCGTTTCATAGAGCAGATGAACGACTTTAAACCTTTTAGATTACTGTTAAAGCCCCGAACCCAGTTGTTCATTCACATCCCCGACTGGTTGCATATTATTCGGCTTCCTCTATGCAGGCAGACATTATTACGAGTGGCGGATACAAAATAATAATGCCGTATCAGAATTATCCAATACGGCATAAAAAATCCCGTATTGTCAAGGTCGGAAGAACAATACGGGATTAGGCATATATTTATCACTTATAAATATCAATTCAATATGTCCGCATTAGCTTCCGACTTCTAATACATCGGCAAATGTCGTTTCTATTTTCGAGATGTGCAAGAGAAAAGGTGAATTTAACATTTGCTAAGACCTTAATATTGCGATAATGGATAATATTACTGAAATTATAGATATGTAATGTAGATTTTATAAAGCCGTTTCTCACTCATAACTATTCAAATAATATCTCTTTGTATTTTACATTCGGTGTACTCCCTGATAATATTGCATTGCCGCAAGTGATAAGTCCATCGTCCTCGTCATAAGAAGGTACAAATACAATAACATTAAATCCATTGTCAATCAGGTCTTGTTCAACTTTCTTATACGGTGTAAATGCTTCGTATCCATCACTTGTATGTAATCCGTTCTCTCTACAACTGGAAGTGCGATGCAATGGCGTTATTTTACACATAAATTTGCTCGGATGGAAAAACTCTCTTAATCTTTTGCCCTCTATAATTGTATTGTCAGCTAAAGCAAAATTCAATGCATATTTACGCCCGATAGGTTCAGGCAATAGTTTCCCTATTTCAGATATTTCTTCTAATGAAAGAGAATTGCCCGAAAATAAATAATGCCTTTGTGCTTCATCGGTTGAATTAATAGAAAATTGAAGTCCGGCATTGCCGTTAAACAAATTATTCTTTATTTCACACCATTCTTGAAGGAAGGGTATCAGATTCTTGTTTGCTTTTGGCAACATTGTACTGATTACAGGATGAACTAGAGAGTTAGCAAGATATAGCATAATGTCTTGCTTTACTTTTTTAGCGTGTTCTAATACTGCATTATTCCAAGTAGGTTCACCCATTCGGGCATAATGAATGTTTAAACGTTTTGTTGCAAATACTTCGGGATGCTCTTTGATTGCATATAATATTTGATTAGTCAAATCATTAAGAGTTGCATTTACTCCTGCACCAACTTTGGGAACATCGCAAAATCTACACCCCATGCTGCATCCATATTGAGTAGAAATAGTAATTACCCATTTTTCTGTAAGTGGCATCGGAACTCCATTAGGGACTCCATTCAAATCACGAGTTATACCTAAAAATTGAGCCTTAATATTTACATCTTTACCATAATCGCCAACTGTGAGAAATTCGAGTTGACCTTTTTCTCCTATTGCGGTGTATATTTCACCTGTTGGTACAATGATTTTCTTTAATAGTCTCATTTTTTGTCTCCTTTCCTTTTTTATATCCTGCTACATAGGCATCATGCATTTTTCTATTTACAAATTGCTCCCAATCTTCATTTGCATATTTGTCGTTCCCGTTATGATCTAAAACATATTCAGTAGCGGCAAAGTTAATGAGATGTTCTTCGCTAAATTTGCCATATTTATCTGTATTTACTTTTTCCATTTTATAATTTTCTTATTATATCCCCACTATATGAATTTTTAGTCAATTCTATAAACTCATAAATAGTGAATCTATCGTTATTAATATCTATCCCATTATTTCTACAAAAAGATTCACGACCAAATTTACAGCTTCCAGTTAGAATATGATGCCATATAAACAATTCTTTAGCAGAATACTTTTTAGAAAAGTTAGAAAAATGTTCTTTAAACTTATTTATTCTTTCCTCTTCTGTGCTATTATCATAAAGTTTTTCTTGCAAAGATTCAAATGCATCATGTAGAGTATTACCATGAGAAAATAGATTATTCTCTTTTACTATAAAACAAGGAGTAAGAGATAAGTCGAATTGAAGGATAAAACCTTTTGCAATGTTACCTTTTACATTTGTAATTATAGTAGGTATATTATCTACTATATAAATAGTATTCCCATTTATGGATTTTATGCCATAGCCATCGCCAGAGCCATCGCCAGAGCCATCGCCATAGCCATAGCCAGAGCCATAGCCATCGCCATCGCCATCGCCAGAGCCATAGCCAGAGCCATAGCCAGAGCCATAGCCATCGCCATAGCCATCGCCATCGCCATAGCCATCGCCATAGCCATAGCCAGAGCCAGAGCCAGAGCCATCGCCAGAGCCAGAGCCAGAGCCATAGCCAGAGCCATAGCCAATACACATAAACTGTTTTATTCTATCTTCCATCACCTTGCCCATACTGAAACACTTTCGATAGATTTAATAGATTTATCGGAGCACGGAATAATCTCAATAGCATCCAGAATTTCTATTTCTGGAACTGCAACTGTGAATTTGCAGTCAGATGGATTAGTAGTACCGTTAACTGCTAATTGAGATATACTAGCAGCACCATCCCAATACCATAATCTTCTACATTTTTCGAGCTTAACCTCTCTACCATTTCTTTCTACTAACTCGCCAAAAAATATACCAGAACGGTCTCCTCTTACGATTACTTTTTTACCAATAAAATTATTCATAATAATTGTTTTTTTTAATTAAACTATTCATTTGTTTTAACTGTTATTACCATCCCGAAATAAGACAATATTTGTTCTATATTTTTCATATTGCAATTGTCTCCCTTTTCAATAGATGAAATTGTCCTTCGATCAATATTCAATTTTTTAGAAAGTTGATTTATGCTTATCTTATTCTTTTCACGAAGGTTTTTTATTATACTTGCTATTTCATTCATTTTATCATCATGAATTTTGATTAAACTTCTTGTACTTTTAAAATGTCATCAAGCCTATTCAAGGCATTGGTATATTCTTTTTCTGACTCAAAATGGAAATACTTTATTCCAGTAGCGTATTTCAATTCAATGCAATATTTTCCACTTGCCATACTTTTATCACGTCCTTTGTACTCTTTAATAGCACTATCTTTTAATCTTTGATTTTGTATTCTAATCCACATAACCCTTTTCTTTTAATTCATTATAAGTAATTTTTAATTCCATAGTACTAGGGTGTTTCATCTTGTTGTCTATGAAATTAACTATATAAATATCATTTTCAATAACTCCATACATATCATGTATTACATAATATGTTTTAAACTCATACCTTTCATCCGGGTATTTCTCCTTAAAAATTCGGTTAATAAATTCTTTCATAACTACTTTTCTTTTTCTATTTCAATGTTTTTAATTTTACCAATACTCCTAAACTCCATATTTTCTATTTCAGATTCTAAGTCTAAAGTTATCCAGCACAAACATGAACGACCAAAATTATTCTCACATAATTTGCGTAAAGAACATTTAATGCAATCTTTCCGTTTTGTCTCTTTTAGTATATGCAGTATACCGTCTATTATTACCCCATTAATGTTTCCTTTCATATTATAGCGAATTTATATCATTATTCTTTTCAAATTTCGATACATAGCAGCTGCACGGATTGCATTATAATCCATTCCTGTAGAGGTCTTGAACTTATAATCATTCAATTCAGCCGCTATATTCTCCCATATTTCGGACTTTCTAGGCTCTCCCTTACAACTTATCCATTTCTGGATAAAAGTCCAAAATTGAACGTTATTTGGATTGTTACGGGCGTTCTCCTTCTTCTTATCAATGGCTATATTCCTCATTCGCTCCATCGTTTTTTCTCTGTCTGTATTACTATTCTTTCCCCAAAGCTCTTTTGTTCCACCTATTTGTTCATTCCTAGCCCTTTTTGCAGCAAGTCCCATCTTAGTTCTTTGCCTGATATTTTCCACTTCAATTTCCGCCGCCAATGATAAGGCAAACAATAACGCTTTTCCACCTATGGATTTATTTTCTATAATCGTTCCGTCTTTGCATTGAATCAATGTGATCCCTTTTTCATCTGCATAACTTACTATAGAAAACAAATCATTCATGCTCCTACCTAAACGGGAAAGCTCCGATATATATATAGTGGAGCCTTTTTCGCAAAGTTCCAACAATTCATGTAGTTTTCTCTTCGTGTGTTTAACCGTACCCGAAATTTTCTCTTGTACTGTATATAAATCAGTCGGTTTATTCATACGTTTTAAATATTGGTTTATACATTGTTGTTGCTGATAAAAATCTTGGCTATCGGTGCTAGCCCTTAAATATATTACCTCTGTTCCCATGACTTGAAAATGTTTTAATAATAAGGCTAAAATCCCATTTTTTATTGATGGCGTCTAATACATTCCCATATTTCATATTATATATTTCGCACCATTGCGTTAACGTTTTTGTTTTTCCTTTATAGGTTATATTAATATTTGTTCTTCTATTATTAGCTTGTTCTTTTTTTTGTTGCCCACCTACAATTTGACGGTTCATAATTACCATCATTGTCTATTCTGTCTATAGTATGTAATTTTGTAGGTCTTTCTCCCATATCTTTATAAAATTCCTCAAACGAGTTAACCCATTTGTCATAAACTGTTACACCTCTACCTCCATAGTTTTTATAATGAGGACATTTTTTATTTAAACATCTATATAAAATTTCTTGCCAAATTTTATATTCAGGTGATTTTGTCTTATTATGTTTGCTAAAAATAGCAACTGTTATTTCATTATGCCAACAGCCGCATGATTTATGAGGATTAATATTTTTATTAAGTAAATAAGTAGAATTTTTAATACATCTTTTCCCACACTCACAAATACAATTATAGTAATATAACCTATTCTTTTTAAATGCAAATGATATTACTTTTAATCTGCCAATTTTTAAGCCTATCAAATTATTTTTAGGTTTAAAATCTATTTTATCATTCTTCATCATCTATCAAATCTTTTGCTAATATGTGCCATGAATCAGCCCTATAAATTTCCTTACTAGTTGAACGGTCTACAATAACTAAATGATCATTATGCAACCCGTATGTATCGCTAGACTCATCACATACAAAAGAAATACGCACATTGTATTTCCCTCAGAAATATTTTTATCTTTCATAATCATTATTTTAATAATCCGGTTAATCCCTTGAACATGAAACATAATCCCCAAATAATCAACATTAATATTAATATACCACCATTAGCTAAAGCAAACATTAAGGCAAAAGCTAAAACAATAGAGATTATATTTGTTAATTTTTCTTTTTCTTTCTTTCTCATATCCTTTAATTTATTCCACAGTTGCAACCCTATGTCCAGCGTTAATTAATTTGCTTAAAGCATTACTTAATAAGCTCCATTCAATGCGGTATATCCCGTTTTCATAAGTACCATCATTTAAATACTTGGACGCTACAATAGCGTCCGTATTATAAATTTCACCAAAAATACCCTTTCGTATAATTATCAAGTATTCGGGGTGCATATTTTTATATTTGTTAAAATCATTCATATTTTTAATTTTATTAAGAAACTATATTAATTATAACAACTCATCTATTTCTTTCAAAATATCCTCCTTAGTAGCATAATCACGTAGACCTAATAGCTTTATCATTGATTTACGGTTTATCTCTGTAGTAGGCAAATATTCCTCATAGTCTTTTACTATGTTCTTTATTATATTGGTAGGATTATTAAAACTTTCTATTAATTTATATATTAAATCCCCCTGTTCCCCTCTTGCGTCCCATTCATTAACAACCTCATTTGTAGTTAATTCCTCAAAATAATAATAACCTTCTTCGATGTCGTGTATATCTTTCGCTATTCGCCTACACATCTGGCTATCATTTCCATCTATTTGAGAAATAATACCGTTGTTTATCATCTCTTTAAAAGTCTCTATCTGTTTTTCTGTATACTTTTTCATAGCTCCATTATTTTAATAAATTCATTACTTCTTTTCTCCGATTGATACGCTTTTGTTCGATAAGCGAATAATATATTCTGTTATTCATCGCACTACAAACGAGCTCTAAATTATTCGCTAAAATTATTCTCCGCCTATTGTTTTTCATGATCTTTGTTTTTTAGATGTTATTTATAAATTCCGCTATTTCTTTCTTTAGTTCTGATTCGCTCCAGCATTGACGAATAAAACCCCCTCCAAAATCTCTACCTCTATAAACTTTAAAGCCTAATTTATAGGCTCTTTTTTTTGCTGTCTCGTATTGTTCATCAATACTTAATTTTTCATCGCTGTCTTTCAGAAATTCAAGGAAGTGAACGATAACGCGGGGATTCCCACAAAAATCTATTTTTGCAGGATACAAAGTAATATCTTTAATTGTTTTCATATCTTCTTATTTTAAGTTGTTAGTATATCAAATTAGCAAAATATAATTCCAAGTATATATAATACGGTAAGAATGCCAATTATTGCAATAAAGCCTTTTATAAGCTCTTTAAACTCTTTATTATCCATATCTTTATATTTTAAATGTGATTATCTTATCCTACTATTTGTATTTTATTGTCTACATAATACTCCATTCCGCAAAATTCATAAATAGGAATATAATTGCTATAATAAAGATTCCCGTTATCGTAAAAACCGATAAAACGGAAAAGCTCCTCCTTGTTGTTTTCCAATATATCTATTTCACGATAGCCGAAAGGATTGTTTTTGCGTTCCTTTCCAGTAGGACTTTTATATAGGTTCCATAACCATTTGAAAGCTTTTTCACTTTGCTCTTTCGTCAAATATATTTCTATATCAGATCCGGGATAAAAATTAGATGCCTCTTTGTCCCCTCCATTTGCACACCTTTTCAATAACAAAATCTCCTTTTCTGTTATTTCACCCTTTTTGATAATCTCGTTAATAATGTTCTTCGTTGCTTTCATGATCTTTATTTTTAAATTTGTTAATACTAATACCGATACTCTGCATTTAATAGGCTTGTAACTAACTACAATCATACTATATTGTAGGCTGCATTATCGGCACCATCTTACAGCACGTTACTGTTATTCACGCTAGTAAACCAGTACGGACGCCTAACCCGTATGCTTAGTGCTCAAAGACGATTATTTGCGGTGTTTTTTTATAAGATGGTAGTTTCATTAATCCCGCCAAACTAAGCGGTGAAAAGTACTCTATTCTTGCACTCCATCGGAAACTGTCGTGCTAATACGAATAGCCATATGTTTAAAGCCTTATGTACTGTTTGGCTAATTATAACAGGATTTACTCTATTAAGGTAGGCGTTATCCTACAAACTGGAAACCTGCAACAATATGAGTAAGAGCGAGTACCGCTGCTATGGTGGAGAAAGCAATAAGGAGTGTCACGGATAGTAACAAGGAGAGGAAAAAGACAACTACAATTGCGAGACTCTAATTACCTGCCGTATACAGGCGCTCGCATTGAAAGTATCATGCTTTATCAACCAATGATAAGAAACAGCAATAGGTAAATGATTAGCGTTAACTAATGTCTCTATCTCTTTAGGACATTACAAAGATAGGAATCATATTTGATTGTACAAAATAATGCGCATATATTTAACCTATGTTTAATATGATAACCCACAATATACCGAATAGTTAATTTCAATTTGGAAAATATTACATTATTTAGATAAAAAAGAAACTACGGGACAATATATACATAATAGATATATATATATGAGTGTAACGAATATATATATAGATATTATTATATATAGGGTGTATGGTTGTGTGTGTATATCCGGTATGTATATAGGTCTGTTAATGTCAAAAAATTACCTCTTTATAAAAGGGAAAAACAGATTATACAACTTTTGGATAGATTATACAACTTTTTAAAAAAAACTAAAATGAAGCATGAAAAAAGAACGAATCAAGAAAGAATAAATCATAATCAACAAAGAAGAAAAGAATGATCAACTTTAATAAATGGAGATCATGAAAAAAAGAAGAAAGTACAAAAACAAAAAAAGAATGAGAAAACATTTAAAACAAACAAAGAACGCAAAAAGAGGAAAGAAAACAAAACATAAGAATGATGAGAAATATACAAGTATTTGGCAAAGAAGAAAACGAGCAGACAAAGAAGGGGAAAACAAAAGAAGGAAATGAGAATATAATAAAGGCGGCTCGCTTTCTTTCGCACAAACAAACCTATGATAAAAGAATCAACAATATAAAGCCAAAAACTTGCATATTTTGCGCACATTGATGAATGGAAACAGCAAATAATTTGCTCCAAAACACGAAACGGACGTTTAACACGTGTTTTAAGGCTTCGTAACGTGTTTAAATCCTAAATGCAGTAAAAGTATAACGATCATGATTAAAATTGAAATATGGGAAAATAAACGCTATTCTGATATGTTTAACGCTGAAATTCTCTGCTGAAAAATACCCCCCCCTCTACCCCCCCTATTACGGGCGCATTTTTAGCTACGCTGCTCTTTCTCGAAATTTTTCAATTTTTATTTTTATTTTTTTTTATTTTTCCGCTTCATATTTTTTCTGCTGCCTTTCTCTGCGATTTCAGTCATTGTGCATTTTCGGATTCTTTATTCTGTTTCAGTTTTGGGCTTAAATATCTGTTATTGTATTAAAATTGGTTTAAAAATTTGATTTTTCATCTTTTCGTATGTTGTATTTGATAGAATCTTGTATTTTTGTGTTGTGTTTGCATATAAATATTATTTTTTTAATTTCGCCTTATGTGAGTCTTGTTTGTGAAAACGGGGCTCATTTTTTGTTTATTGGCTATAAATTGTTATGTTTGCGTCTTGGAGTGATATGTTTTTGTTTGATATTCGCTTTATTTGCTATTGCATGGTGTGATATTTTGGATTTTCTCGTAAAAGGTGATAAGTTGTTCGTTTTGGTTTATAAAATTGAAAATATCTCGATATGCATGATAAATTTGTGATTCTATTTTTAAAGGTTTAGTAATATGAAGGAACTGGAAACAAGGTTTATTGGTACGGGTGAGGTTAGGGGCTATGAGTTTGAGCAGTTGTGGTCTTCCCCTTTTGGTTATATATACAAGAAGACCCATCTTGATAGCGGTGTTGTCAGCTATGAAGTTTTCAAGCGTATTGAGAACAGGCATTTTGGGTGTGTGAGTTATCCAAGAAGCAAGTCTTTCGGTGTTTCCGCTTATGAATGTTCGGATCTTCGTAGGGCTCTCATGCATTTCAACTCTTTTATTTCCCGTGCTTTGGATAATAACAGTAATTGTAGTTGAATATTCGATTATTGTTTTTATCTTTGCGGTGCGTATCGGAAGAGTTTATCGTTTAACGGTAATGTGTAGAAGTACTTTTCCGGCATGACTCATTGAATTGTTTATCTATATTTGGCAAAGAGCATTTCTTTGGAATTTAGACATTTTTTAAAGAGAATCCGGTATGTGAATATCGGATTTTTTTATAACCGCCTTAATATAAACGATATATAGCCGATATTTATATGGACTAGCCGAAAAGGTGAATTGGATAATTCCTATTCCTTCCCTGTTATATGTTAAATATGTGAATAATGATAGTTAAATACATTTATACGATAGTCTACTGTATAAATTATATCTATCTTTGCTTCATGTTTAACTAATAACAAATCAAAAATGAATAAAGAAAAAATTATCAATCAATGCCTATCAATGATAGATGGCTTTGATAGGAGCGATAACGGTTATCTTGATTTACTTCATCGACTGATGGATGAATGTAAGATAAGGATAGGAGAGAAAGACATGAATAAATCATGTAAAATAAGTAATGATTATCGGCTTCTTAGAAAGTTGCTGGATAATGGTAATGAGATAGTGTGCTTCTTTGACGGAGAGATTTGTAAAGGGAAAGTGCTTGAAGATAAGATATATTATTTCTCTGTACATGGGCGGAGTCATAATAACTTATCAAAAGAATGTTCACAGGCTTCTTTTCCCGAATACATGAGTCAAAAAATGTGAAGTTTATCATACCAAAAAAGGAAATATATAGAAGGAGAAAATAACCATGAAATCAAAATTAGTGTTATCAGTCGAGCAAATGAAACATTTGCAGGAATTTGGATTAAATACAAGTGATGCAAGTATGTGTTATTGCTGTTTTTATGGCAATAAAGAAGAATGGGAACTTGAAATATATGAAGATGTAATTAATCAAAAAAGAGATCCTGTATTTTGGGAAATCATTCCAGCATTTACCTTGCAAGACATTATCGAGCTGCTTCCACATAGCATCCAACCTAATCCGGATGAAGGAACGTATTATCTTAACCTATATTATTATGACCTGTCGTGGGTAGTAGATTATCTGAACAACGAAGGTAACGGAAGTTATGTTGCTACAACATCAGATGATAGCTTTATCGAAGCCGCCTACGAGATGCTGTGTCGGTGTATTGAAAACGGATATATTGAAGAACTTAAAAACGAATAACTATGGGATTTACAACACCGTGCTTTATATACAAGAACACCTTGGAGATTCAAGGTAAATTAAAAATATTAGGGTATGTTGAGCACCCTACGATGATGAATGTAGATACATCTTCACAATTTTTAATTTGCAATCGTGGGTTCTTTGCGGGATTTCCACTTGGTTATAAAGAGGAAATAAACAATGCTATTAATTGCGGAACCAACGAGAATCTTTTCTTAGCCATAGCCGCATTGAGAGACGATACTGACGATTCACAATGGTTTGTATATCCTCCTGAAAATACTTGGTTTATATGCGATGACGATGACATCAATTATGCACGAGAAAACATTAGAGATAGTGTACAGGCAGCATGGTTACATTGTAGTCATAAGGCTACCGTAGAAGAGCTAATCGAACACTTTGGAAGAAAGGAGAAATAATTATGCCAACAATACTAAGAGAAATTTACCCAACAGCTAAGAAAGAACATAGATGTGAGTTTTGTTGCGAAAAGATAGCGATAGGACAAAAATATGTCCGTCAGACAAATGTCTATGACGGAGTTGTGTATGACTTCGTTACGCACCAGGAATGTAAAGACGTTGCACATGAATTGAGAATGTACGATGATTGTGATGATTCAGGCTTAGACGGAGAATCTTTTCGTGTAGATATAGAGTGTTATGTTTATGCCAATCATTATGATGATGAAAAGAATGATATTTGTTCTGATTGGCAACAGTTATCTCATTATGAGATAGCGAAGAAAATATTGGAAGAACTTAAAACGGAGAAATAAAAGAAATAGTCATATAAAACAATGATATATGGATAAATTTAATACAAAATTAATGACAGTCCGTAATTACGCTGAAAAAAAGAAAGTAGTAAAGGACACTGTTTACAAGTGGGTAAAGAAAGGGAAGGTTAAATACGTCATTATAGACGGTGTAATATTTATAGAAGACAATGAGTAGAGCTAGAATATGCCATTGCGGAGGATGTTCTTTTTTCAGCAATGAATCAATTGACGGATATGGTATATGCAGCATAAGGAATACCATTGTGCTATGTTCCGACCCATGTTGGTTAAGTGACAGCATTACGAGAAAAGACGTAGTTAAAATACTTCATCTCACGCAGAAATACAGAAGAAGTAATGCTTTTCAAAAAAAAGTTCCTCAACCGTATGTTGTAGGACTTGCTATTGATGAAGCCATAAAGCAATTAAGAAGGATAAATTAAAAGAAAAAAGAAATGAAACGATTTAAAGAAAAAACGAAAGCTATTTGGCATATTATAAAAGGACAACAATATGCTGTATATATTATAAATAACGAATATGAAAAAAAAGAGACAACGCCTTATAAGGCTTTTTGCTCCATTTCAGATAATGCTTCCGATCCATTTTTAGAAGCAATTGTGAATTTTACGGATAAATATAGAACGGATAGATTATAACCGAATCAGATATGAACACAACTTTTGAAAGGTCGTCTACTGCTACCGATGAATGGTATACACCGAAAGAAATCATAGATGAGTTGGGCGTATTTGATACAGATCCATGCGCTCCAGTAAATCCACTTTGGCAGGCAGCTAAGATAATGTACAATAAACTTGATGATGGCTTAACGAAAGACTGGGTAGGTCGTGTATGGCTTAATCCTCCTTATTCCCGTCCGCTTATTGAACAGTTTGTTGAGCGTTTGGCAGAGCATGGAAACGGAATCGCATTACTTTTCAACCGTTGCGATTCAAAGATGTTTCAAGATGTAATATTCGAGAAGGCAACAGCAATGAAGTTTTTGCGTAACCGGATTAGGTTCTTCCGTCCGGATGGAACCCGTGGGGATTCTCCTGGTTGCGGTAGTATCCTCATTGCTTTCGGTGAAGATAATGCCGAGATATTAAGAACTTGCGATATTGCAGGTAAGTATGTACGAATCAATTAGCGTAAAACGAAATAAATATGAGTGAAATAGAATTTAGGATAGCAAATAATTTGCAAGACAGAGATCGGTGATGAAAAAATAGCTGATGTTATATTGAAGCAAGCTATTGATATTTTGAAGTAAAACAGAATAGTAACATGAAAAATAAACCCAAAGTTCCAACCTGTGGTAATTGTATCCATCTTAAAAAGAGAAACAATGATAAAACCGTAATACGGTTGAAGTATGCGATAAGTATGTATTACTGCCCTAACAGATGGTGGTGTGGTAGAAAACCACAGAATACAAATATTTGCGAACTGCATGAATTTAAATGCAAGTATGAAAAAGATAATGTTCAATAAAAAATAGAAATGGAAAAGACTTTTAAACAATGGACTAAGCAGGATAAAGACTTGGATGAATTTTTATCTCCGGGTGATTATATTGACGAAAGGTTATGTAACTATATAGCGGAAATCATTTTTCCTGCATATTGTTCAAGGGACTTCGTTCAAGGATGTGATGCAATTAAAAGTGAAGGTGATGTATTGTTTTACATAACGGTGCACATTACCGATGATAATAGATACTTATATCTCGGTATTCTGCCGGAGTTTAAACAGTAATTAAAAAAATAAAAATTACTCAATTATGAAATTTACATTTAATAGAAAAGAATTTTTAGCCGCTGTGAACATTGGCGGAAGCTATGTGTCAAGCAAAAACGTACTTCCTGTATTGGAAGACATAAAAGTTACAATAAATGGTGATAAGGCATGGATAATGTCTTATGATAATGAAAACGCCATTAAAACAATATGTCCTATTGTGTCATCGACAGTTGATACAGGTGTATTTTGTATCAACAAGAAAAAAATTTATAATTACATATCATTATTGGATGATGAAGTTTTCTCTATCGAAATTACAGAAGAATCCATTCCTTCTGGCGGGAAACGTATAAACGCTATTATATCTACTCCAAACGGCACAATTGTTTTCCCTTGTGATGATCCGGAAATATATCCCGAACTTAAAAATGAAAAAGGAATTGATTCTATTACCATTCCTTCTGATATATTGTCTTATTGGATAAATACCGCTTCACCATTTTTAGGGGAAATTACACTAAAGCCAATATTAGGATGCATGAATTTTATCATCAAGGAGGGAAGGATAAATATCTTTGTCACTGACGGATTCAAACTTTATCATGATTACATAAAGATAGAAGATGACTCAATAGATACAAGTTTCAGTATTCAGAAAAAATCACTTAATGGTATTGTGATGGCATTAAAGAAGGAAGATAATATCACTATTAAAAATGGGAAGAATAATCTTATCTTTATTTGTGATAATACTGTAATTTTAGTCAGAAAAATAGAAGCGAATATGATTGATTTCTTTAAGCTTTTGGGATATAAAAAGAAATATAGTATCCCTGTAAAAAAAAGGAATCTATTAAAAATACTACAAAAGGCTACAAGTATCCAAGAAAATACTAAATCAGGTCTTGTGAATATTCATTTCAATGATGAAGGGATAATATTCTCTTCCGAAAATTTGGATGGCAACATTAAGATGAATGAGACTATAAAGGTTGAAGGAGCTACCGAATTATCTCAAAATTTCAATATTTCATATCTTGCTACCGCTATAAGCGGTCTAAGTGATGAGGATATACTTTTATGTCCTACTGGGGATAAAACTCCTATGTATATCAAGAACGCAAATTCCGATACGGAGATTACTATGAATAGTCCGTTTATATCATAGAAATACATATATTAACATGAATCATAACTGTTTATTTTAGATAATATCTATATTTGCAGAGTGGGATAGGCATGGAGTAGCTACCTGCCGAAAAGGGTTTCCATCGTTCGCCTTTCCCACTTCTTTTTTTTGAACGATATAACTTAATATTAAAAAGATGGGAATATGGAAAATAGAATAAATTATGAAAATCATAGTTTTAGTGTTAAACTAGCTACCGATATAGGTCTAGAAAGTGCAATTATTATTCAGCATCTCTTCTATTGGTGTAAGGCTAATTCCGACAACTTAGACATGATTAAAGACGGACATATATGGGTTTATATTTCAAGAAAGAAGATAAACTCAATATATCCTTATTTGAAAGAAGGAAAGATAAGAGGTGCAATAGATAGACTTAAAAAAGAGGGATACATTAAAATAGCCAATTACAATAAACTAAAAATAGACAAAACAAACTGGTATGCTTTAACTGATAAGGGATATGCCTTATTTGACACATCGTTGGATATTTTAACCAACGGAGAGATAGAATATCCAACGATTGGCGAAAACAACCAAGAAATACAAGCTATAAATAATAATGATATAAAAAAAGAATATAATAAAGAAGATAAAAAAGAATATAAAGAAAAAAAGAAGATTTTGTTTTTTTCTCCTTCTGATGAAGAAAAAGAAGCATTTGAGAAGTTCAGAAGAAAATATCCGGGACAGAAACGTGGATTGCAAACAGAGCTTGATTTGCTTATCAAGAAGCATAAGGATTGGAAAGAAATTATCCCAATACTTTCAGATGCCATTGATGTAGAAAATAGAAAAAGAAAGGAAGCAGAACGGGCTGAAACATTTTTCCCCCTTCCAAAGAATTTGCAAACCTATATAAATAATCGTTCATGGGAAGCTTATGTTGATGAAATTAATCCTAATTATGATAACGAATATCATCCTAGCACTAATGGCTCTGATGTACGTTGGAATGAATATACCCAATATTACCAAACATATAATCCGTGGAGTTTTGATAAATTCTGTGATGGATATACTAATAAATCAAGACCTGACGGGGCAACGGTATTCTGTCAAGGAAAGAAGTATGTATGGAGTAAAGAACAAGAAAAATGGATTCATGACTAATGGAACAAATACAAATAGATGAGATACGCTTATGGCATAAGACCTTCAAAGAAGAAGGAGAGCTTTTTGAAATAAGGATTTTGGGAGATAAAACATATAGTGCTTATTTTGATGATGTAGAAAAAGCCATTATAGCTCTGTCATCTAATGACTTCTATAATACGCAGAATATCTATTATACAATTAATCCCATTCTACCAGCTTGCCGAAGCCGTAAACAATATAATAACTTTATACAGGTTAGAGGTGATGCCACTTCTAAAAACGATATAGAGAGAAGAAGATGGATAGCGATTGATGTAGACGCTGAAAGACCATCGGGGGTATCTTCCACTGATGAAGAAAAGAAGAAGGCGCATCTGAAAGCTGTGGAAGTCTTTAAATTCTTGAATAATGAAAATATAACCAGCATATACGTCTGTGATTCCAGTTCTGGTTATCACATGATGATTCCATTCAATGCGGAGAATACGAAAGAATCGGAAGATGCTATAAAAAAGTTTTTGGAAACATTATCGAGGTTATTCACAGACAACTTCGTCAAGATAGATAAAGTTTTGTTCGATGCTAATCGCATATTAAGATTGGAAGGTTCGTATGGACGCAAAGGATTAAATACCCAAGAAAGACCACATCGGCTTTGTAAATTGCTTAAATCTCCCGAAGATGTACAATCCGTCACATTGGAAGAGATAATGGCTATAACGGCAAAATATGAGGTAAAATTCGAGAGGAAAGAGACACCTTCATATAACAGGTTTAATTCTAATGAGAATTTCTCATTGAAGGAATTTATAGACAAGCACGGAATTAAGATTTCAAAGACCATAAGCAATGCCGATGGAGTTAAATATGTTTTGGAAGAATGTTGTTTCGATCATTCACACAAATCGCCTGACGCTGCCTTGTTTGAACTTCCCAATGGAGCTATAGCATTTAAATGCTTCCATGATTCATGTAGTTCCCATACATGGCAGGATGTACGTCTTTTGTATGAACCGGATGCTTATAATGATCCCATGCCTACACCATATAATAACAAGGGATATAACAAACCTGCATATAATACTCCTAAGAAAGAAGCCAAAATTAAAGAGGAATTGCCCGAATTAGGTAAAAAATGGTTTAGGATGAAGGATATACCCAAAGTCGATTTAAATAGCTTGGTGAGCCTTAAAACAGGATTTAGGGAACTAGACTTCAAAATAGTCGGTCTTACTTTAGGTGAGGTATCCTTATTATCCGGAAGTAACTCATCAGGGAAATCATCTTGGCTTAACACATTGATATTGAATATAGTTAATTCGGGACATAAGGTTGCATTATGGAGTGGAGAGCTTATTCCAGGAGTATTGAAGACATGGATTCAAATGGTGGCAGCAGGACGGAATAATCTTCTTGAATCTCAAAAGAATTTAGGGAAATACTATGTTAATCCGTCTGTTGTAAATAGGATAGATGAATGGCTTGACGATAAGTTTTTTCTATATAATAACAATTATGGTGCTCGTTGGCAGCAGATATTTAATGATATGAAGACTATGGTTGATTATGGTGTGGAATTACTTATCTTGGATAATCTGTTTTCATTGGATATAGATATTTTTGATGGAGACAAGAATAATAAACAGAAAGAGCTTATATTGCAAATATGCTCCTTTGCAAAGAAGAACAATATCCATCTGATTCTTGTATGCCATCCTCGCAAGCAGACCGATTTTCTTAGAAAAGATTCTATTAGTGGTACCGCTGATTTAACAAATGCTGCTGATAATGTATTTATAATCCATAGGGTAAATATGGACTTTGAGAAAAGAGGTGAAGAATTTTTTGGGAAAGACAAAATATTCCAATATAAACGATATGGGAATGTAATAGAAGTCGCAAAAAACAGAATGTATGGAGTAGTAGACCATCTATGTGGAATGTATTACGATATTCCAAGTAGAAGATTTATGAATGAAGAAGATGAATGTATGCATTATGGTTGGGAATTGCCACCAACGCCAGTATCTATTCCAATGGAAGAGATACAAAACCATTCATTTAACGGCTATCAACAGGATCGTGAGGAAATAACGGATGATATATTTAAAGAAAGGGATCATGTGCCATTTTAATATGAAAAGGAAAATTGAACATAATTATACATTTGGATAAAATATACAACTTTTGAACACATTATACAACTATTTGATATGAAAGTAATATTCTTAGATTTTGATGGTGTAATTACCACATTAAAAAGCAACTGGACTATTGATGATAAAAAAGTTGAATTAGTCAAAGAGATTTGTGATATTACCGGAGCTAAAATAGTAATATCTTCTTCTTGGAGAAGATATACTTTAGAAGACACTATTGAAGACATTACAAAACAAGAAACAGTTCGTGGACATAAACCTTTTCCCTATCCTGACCTAATTGTCGATGTTACTTCAAGAATGTACGGTTTTAAATATGAAAATAAAGAACCGTGCTATAATGTATGTCGTGGCGTAGAAATAGACCGTTGGCTGTGGGAACATAAAGATGTCACAAATTATGTAATTCTTGATGATGATTCAGATATGTTGCTTTCTCAAAAGGAGCATTTCATAAAAACTCATGCTTTAAATGGTATTTCTAAGAAGGATGTAGAAAAGGCAATAAAAATATTGTCTTAATCAAAAAAGTTGCTATATTTGCAACAATATAAAAAGGGATAGTGCGGGAGAGCTACCGCATGATAAGGTCTTGTCACTCATTCAGCCTTCCCTTTTTCTTTTTTTTGAATGAGTTAATTTAAAAATAATAAAAATGAATGAGATTAAAATTCTGACAAAAGCAGAAGTACTTTCAAAAGAGTTTATTGTTTATGGGACAATAGAAGAACCATTGTTTTTAGCTAAGGATATTGCAGAATGGATTGGTCTTACAAATGTGTCTGACATGATAAGCCGAGTAGATGATGATGAAGTGACTAAGTTAAACTTAGGCGGCTTACAAGGTGAATGTAATTTCCTAACAGAAAATGGAAGCAAAAAGGAAGAATATTTTTATATAACCTATTAAAAGATAATGGCTATTTACCATTAATTGAACAATGACTAATTTAGAAGAGTTCAGAAATAATGCAATAGCAAAAGGATTGTGTCAGAATTATACCAATATGTGGTCTGACGATAAAAGTAAGTTACAGCTTTTTAAATTAGCTTGTGACGCCAATGCTGTTGAATTTATGGCTAAGTCATATAGCGAAGGATGGGGCTTATCTTCCGAATATATTACAGATAAATTCAAAGCCTATATAAATGGGAAATATATCTGTGAATATAAAAATGATAAAGGTAATGGATATAACAGTACCATTCTATGCAAATACGAAGAAGAAGTGTTTAATGTTAATACGACCTTGCTTTGTGTACTAGAATCGGATGTGCAGCTAAAGATAGACGGCTATCATATATGCAAGATATATATTGCCGGGAATAGCCATATTGATATTAAATTAGGAGAAAAGAGTATTTGCTATGTTTATGTATATGGAGAAGAACCTATGATAACAGGTGATAAAGTAACACTTAAAAGATTCATGAAAGGAGAAGAATACGATGGCTGATTATCATATTTATATGACGAGAAAAGACATTAATCCCCAAATTAAAAAAGATTTGGAGTCTGAATTTAAAGGACTTAAATATAAAGAACTGAAAGGGGTGGAACGTTTTGGAGAACGTAAAAACATATACATGGAATCTTTTGCCGAAACGGATCGTATAGAAGTATGGCAAGGAGATACAGCTATAAGGAATAACACGGAAATTGTATTGACGCTTGTATTTATTGGAGAAAACAGAAGGCAGGCTTATCATGATTTTGTAGATTATATATCGGTCGGAGAATTTGAATATACGGATGATATAAGAAAAAGAAAATTTGATTTTATTTTTAAAAATGCCCTAGAGCCATCCGAAGATACCTTAAAAGGAACAGAGTATATACAAGTGGATTTCGTATTGCAAAATCTAAATGGTCAAACATCAGATATTTAAAATAATGCACCTTTGAATGAAACAATGGATTAAAACATATATACCATATATAGTAATTGGTATCTGTCTTTTTTGGATAGCTTCTCTCTCTTTAGAAACCCGTAAGCCCTCACTGATAACTATCTATAAGACAGATACCATTACTTTAACTAAGACCGATACCCTAGAATTGGTGTCTCCCATCTTTAAATATAAAAAGGTGGTGGACACTTTTTACGTTTATGCAAAAGACTCATCCGCAATCGCACTTCCGGTTGAACAGAAGCGATATATAGAGCCAGACAAGTACGATTTATACATAAGCGGGGTAAATCCGTCATTGGATACTATCCGAGTATTCAATAAGACAATAGAAAGAACTGTCACTAATAATATAACCAATACGGTTTATAAAAACGCATGGAAAGGCTATATAGGCGGTCAGATTCAGAGTTTTGGCAATGAAGTAATACCGACTATTAAATTCGATATAACAACTCCTAAAAACGTCTTATTTGGAGCTGGTATTGGATTATACGACAATAGACCGATTTATCAATTTAATGTTTCATATAAAATTTTTGAGAAATAATGAGAAAGAACCATGAAGAAGAATCGTTGATGGAAATGTTACGTTTCTGTAATGTGACGAAACTTCCAGCTCCATTGTCCGAAAATGAAAAGAAGATATGGTCAAGAGCCATAGTAAAGGTTGCGCATAGATCGGGTCATCATGCTTATGTAGCTGCCAAGCATGACTTCTTTTCATGGGAGGAAATAGCAATTAAAAAAGTATCTGACACGCCCGGTGATATTGTCAGAGTAATTGAAATTTATCCCTATGAGTTTTTAGAAGATGCCTATATACCAAATGTATATAAAAGACAGAATATCATAGATTTTGTCAAGGCGTATTCAAATGAAGATGAAGAATATCTGTATTCTTTGAAAAAAGAATCGTTGCAGGCTTTATTCTATAACATCTGCATAAACCAGATGATAGAAAGAAAAATAGCGGATAAACCGATTGGTTATTATAAAAAAGAAGAAGAACCATTAAAAGAAGAAGAAAATGAAAATAATAAAGAAGAATCAGGAAATGGAACAGAATCAGGAGACGATAACGGAACATCAGGATTTGTCAAAGAAGCAGGATCTCCTTTACTTGAAGAGAGTGGAGCAGGAGAAGAAGCAGAAACTGATGAAGATTTTTAATGATTCCGTTGCTAAACTGAAAAGTATCAGTAAGGATGCGCATTTTACTGATACTATAATTGAAAAGATTGTATCTACACAAAAAGAGATGGATTTAGAATCCACATTAGTATATATTCCACTCAATGAAATGGAAAAAGAATATGATTTTGAATACTTTAAGATCATTAAGACAAAATCCGCCATCATCTATAACATGACTGGATATATTCAGATTATATATCCATATTGTCGCTCTCTTTATGGAATGTGGGAATATATCCTTGATTTAAAGGATAAATACGACTCTTCCGATATAGAAACTAGGGAATTATATGACACTCTATTCTATGGAGCCAATGCTATCATGATGAACCCTTCTTATGCTTTTACTGATAACGAGCTGTTTGAAAAATTAGCGATAAATATATCTGAAATACAAAATGAATATTTCAAGAAACTATTGAAAAAAAGCGAATCAGAATTGAAAGATGAGAATCCGGATAAAAATGACTCATTCAATGATACTGTAAATGTATTGGAAGAATTGAAAAATGAAGGAGAAGATAAAGACTGATATCGAGATACTGGCTTCTAAATTAACTATGCCTAAATATGAAGATAGGCCTATGGGAATGGAAGAAATACCCGTTCCCGTAACATCTAGCCTAAACACACAGGTAGGTGGTGAACATTATAAGAAAAATAAGATTCAGCCAATAGAGTTTATCTATGCCAACAATATCCCATTTATGGAAGCCAATTGCATTAAGTATCTATGTCGGCATAAAGATAAGAATGGAGCGCAGGATATTCGGAAGGTTATTCATTATTGTCAATTAATATTGGAATTAGAGTATGGCGAAAAAGGCAATTCGTGTCAAGACCAATACAAAGGTGGTTAGGAAGGCAGCATCGGGAACTCCTGTAAAACCGAAGCTAAAGAGTAAAGTTAGTCCCGGCTTACTTACAGATAAAATCATTATGGTAGTAAATAGTAAAAAGAAATGAGCAAGATTATAATTAGATTATCCATATTCGGAATCGCATTGTATTTCATTGCGATTATCATCTGCGCATGGTTGGGAAGGGATATATCAGATGAGTTGTTCCGATTACCACTCGAACTTGTATTATACTTTGCTGCAAATGACAATAAGAAATATAATTGTCGTTATGCAAGATTCTTGGCTCTATCTATTTTTGGAACAGACTCATTTACATATATTGATTCAATATTCAATATCGTCCCTGATGCTTATCTGTTCTTGTGTATATTATCTATTATGTGGGTTGCATCAATTAGTGCAACTATTGTACTTGGTATATCTCATTTTAGAAAGGTTAGAAAACTTAAAAAGGAAAAGAAAAGTTATGAATACAAAGTCAAGTAAAATGGCTAAGATTAAAGCCGATGCGTATGACCTTCTCAAAGAAGAAGTCAACAAACTTTCAGGAATAAAAAGGATATTGTTCGAGTCTCTATTCACTAGGATTTGGGATATATTCAGTGATGATTGTAGTGAAAACGATATTGCGGAAGCCGTTAACTCTCTTGATAAAGTTAATAGTGAATATGTTCGTCCATCTGATGTGCTTAATTACGATGAGTCGATGCGCATTTTGGGTTTTTCTAATAATAGAGTTGGATTTAAACGTCTCATGGATGCAAGAGGTATTGAGCAAGTTATTTTTAAGAATCGTAAAATCGGTTATAGAAAATCTGATGTTCTAGCATTGAAAGCGGAACTCGATGCGGAATACAAGAAAAAGAATTTCAAACCTAAGAAAAATGTGAAGAATAACCAATCGGATAAGCCGAAGATTGGAAAGATTAATAAACTGGATTAAATAAAGGGGAGTTAAATCTCCCCTTTTTATATTACATAATCTTTATTTCCATGTAAAAGTCTGTAGATTGATAACTTCCATCTAAATTTCTGAAATTTACATGAAACCCATTTGAGGTTATATTTGAAATATTATGAACCATAGGGGCTTGACCAGTATTACTGTAATCTACAGGTTCCACAAAAGCATATACTGAATTACTTATGGCATTAAGTCCCCAACTAGACGGATATTGAATCCAATAAGTACTTGTTCCTACACGAGTTATTCCCGGACGCTCTCCGTCAACAGATGAGAAGAATGTAGTTCCTATACCATTAGCCCCATTTACTAATCCTCTGAAAACTGTACAGTCTACTAATCCCCCAATTCCTTTATTTGAATGTCTAGTATAAACTATCCCTTCTTTTATTTCTATTCCTGCATAATTATTAATTAAATGATAATTGATGAGATTGTCGGGAGCATTAAGCATAGACCCGTCATTAAATTGTTCATTAATTACCATAAAATTATTTTTAGCTGAATCTCCTAATACTAATCCATTAGAAAAAAAGGAACTAAAATAGTTTTTAGTATCTAAGGAAAAATTCACCCATACTAATTTAATGTAGTTTGCTGATCCCAAACTAGCGACATTGCTACAATTAGCATATACCATTACAACGTATTTACCTTTGGAAAGAGTCCTAGATACAGTCGTATATACAGCATTGATTTCTTGACTATTACTTAAATACACCTCTTCAAGAGTAATGTCATTACCTTTAGACAAATCTTTTAAAATGATAGTCATTTTTGCATATCCCCATCCTACTTTTCCTTGTATACTGTAATTGTAAGAAAATTGCGTATTGTCATTAAATATCTCAAATTCTTCTGTAATCATGTCATGTTTACTTAAAGTAGGGTCACCAACATTTACTATCAATTCATATGGGATATATTTAACAACAATCTCACTAACTCCGCCTTCCCAAAAATCGTTCTTTGTATGTTTAGCACCTCCGAATGATATTACTTCTTTATTGTTACTATCAAATATCAATATTTCTCCTATACTAGAATTAATTTCAATTCTCTTTCCTACCTTATCACCGGATATAATGTTACCATTAAAATAAGGATCTCCGTCTTTCGTCCATGAAACCTTTCCTCTAGCGAAGGATGCCGATCCGTCCGGATTTATAACAGATACAGTTTCTTCATTCTCATCAACAAATAGAAGTTTTCCGTTTACACAATAAAACCCTCTGTCACCATTCGTTCCGGGAAGATTTCCTCCGATTCTTGTCTTAATGGTATTGCTCCAATCTTTAGAATATATATCTGTCATAAGATCAATAGCAGGTTCATCGTCATCTAAATGCATATATATTGCAGAATGCCTGCCACTATACACATCTTGTCTTGAAGCGTTACCAAATTGAACTAATTCATCTCCGACCATTGGTATATTGAGATTAGTACCGTCTGGTTCTACAAAGTCACTTTCAAATTCTGATACGGGGATATTGATATAATATTGAAAAACGCTACCAACCTGTACATGATACATTCTACCTCCATTTTGGCATCTTACAAAATCATATTCAACTATTGTGTTTAAATCTTCGTCTATTTGAATTCGATAACATGGTTTTTGAGTTATTGAACTGTAGATCTCGTCCTCATAAGGAATTTCTTCAATAGTAGCGATACATCTTGTACTATACAAGAATCCTGCGTTTACTTCCGGTTCTGCTAGCCCCGATGATGCAGGAAGATCGTATTCTCCGTCCGCTTCTAAAAATAAAATATCTTGTTCTCCGCTTTCTGTTATATAAACATAATTTACAGTATGTCCATTGCTATTACTTATTCTTATTTTCATTGATTCTAATGGTACGTTCCCTTTTACAAAAACACCAAAATTCTCATCAATAGATTCTTCTAAAGATATTTTATGAGGAGATATTTTAAAAGGGCTTGTATCAACAGCACTCGATAATACAAACCATTTACTATTTGTGAAGTCTTCTCTATATTTTTGATTTACAATTTCTTCATATACATCTGCGCTTTCTACATATTCAACCGCTTTAATTTTGGCTTGTCCTTGTGTAATTGATTGAGATCCCCTTATCGCTGTTATTTTTGAAATAATTTGTTCATATACAGTGAATGACCTCCGGACTAAAAGTTCATCAAGCTCTAATCTCCAAAATCCGTTCTTCTTCCATAGCTTCCATCCACGACCGTTGAATCCGGAGATGAAATCCTCAATACGCTCTTTAGCTCCATCTTTCAATCTTCTTCCGGTTTCTTTCATTGAATAGAGGAACCCCGTAAAACCTCCGTCTGATAACCAAGCCATAATATAATTTTTTTTTAAAACATTAATTTAAGCCATGCAAAATAATGACTGTTCTCTAAATAATTAGGATCATTCTCGGCTAGTCTAGCTTCTTTTTCAAAAGATGTATTCCTATATGCGCTATATTCCTTTGACATAAACCAACTATATACCCACCGTATAAATGATTCAATAATATATAGTATGTAAAAGGTAAATCCCGATAATATGAGCCACCAAGCTGAATAATCACATAACAATAAGCCTATCCACAGGAATAAACCACTTATAACCGTTAATTCCACCCATTGGCGGGCATGGGTGCATTCATGATTTATAAGACTTTGACGCACTACATCTTTGCTGTATTTGGTGAAAACCCAAGCTAGCAATGTTATGGTCGTATAATTACTGAAAAGTAAATTCTTAGCTATCCAAGAATTATAAAATACTTTCTTCATGCTGACTGTTATTATAATTAAACGTTAAAATAGAAGGATAACCTTTAGTATAATCATAAGCATATATATCCTCCTCATTATCCATATTCAATATGTTTACAATATGTCTCTGTGTTACATTGTAAGTATCAGACGCATATATACTTACCTGCTTTAAAATTTGCAGCAATGTCTCTATTGGCATTATAAACTCGTCACTCTTATACCAAAGGCTTGCCGTCTCTTGCCCGGCTTCAAGACGTTTAACAAGAGTGCTTTCCAAACTTTCCCTAGAATCCTTATCAATCCATATCCTTTTATCTCCTAAAATAAAAGCATTAACTGCATCTGATTTATCATAACTTTTAATAAGAGTTATTGTGTTGGTCTTTATATTATCTAAGGACAACTTATATTCCTGCAATATGGGATATCCGTTTTCGTCCTCCACTATAATCTTACCATTTGATTGCCCTTCCAGCAATTCATGGTAATATTCCATACTCAATTCTTTCCCATTGGTTATTGGATAATCAAAAAAACCATGATTCCAATACATTTTTTCTATTTTTTCCATGACATTTATTTATATATTATTATTTCCAATCTCCTATAGCTATCCATCTAAATGATTGCGAGGAAGGAGATACATCTGCTGCATCTACATATCTTCTATAAACCGTAAAATATGAAGCATATATAGCGGCATAATTCACAGACCATATAGAATTATTAGTGTTATTCGTCGTACTAGAAAAAGCAAGGGAAAAACAAGATTTAAAAGATAACGGGAAACTGATAGACTGCCCATTAGAAACACCTCCACTAAAATACCCCCATTGAATCAACAACCCGTTATTGAACTTTGTATATCCATTTTGGTTTAAAGAAGAACTATTGAAGGTTATATTTGAATTTATTTCTGCTGTTCTTTGAATAGTACGCATTACTGTAGTACTATCAATCATAACATATTCAAATAATGGAACACCTAAGTCGTTTGTAATAGACAAATAAATCATATTACCGTCACCTGATGTTCCTTCTAAATTTACTCCTGATACATTAACAGGGAAAATACCATCAGTTCCAGTAGGAGCACCCATATAATATAATTGTATGTTCTTATAATTGTTATTAAATAAACTATTTATAATAGAACAATCAGAAGCATTGAGATTAATTTCGCTACCTCTTGTAGCTGAAAAAAGACCAGGAGTAGTTAGATATTTGATATTACCATCTCCTCCACCACTACTTTCTACAGGGATATTTTTCACTTTCCAAGTAGTTCCGCTATTTACCCCTGTAGGACTATATACATTAACACTTCCGTCCGCTTGCGGTATTCTGAATGAAGCTGTTTCATTACCATCGTAAGAGATGTCTAATACGCCACTATAAATAGCGCCTACTGCTGTTCCTGCATAATCATATGAAATTAAGGAATTACCTTTAGCTTTATTGATGCATTTTAATACTTGTTCTTTATGCGCTGCTGTATATGTGCTTCCATCCTTTATTGAATAGAAAGGTAAATAGCACTTTTCATACTTTTGATAAGGATAATTATACAGATACCATTGTCTCTCTGCTATATATGCATTATAATCAAAGATATTTCCATTAATATCTAAAAAGCTAAAAAATAAGTAATTTTCTGATTCAATATATTTAATTGTAAGAGGAATAATTTGATCACATTGATCATATTCATTATAATAATTGGCGAGAATAACGTATCCGGCTTTAAATTTAGATATGATATTATTTAACTCTTGTAATTCAGTATCCGTAATTTCACCATTTACTGTAGAAAGATTTAATGTGGTTTGGTATACTTTAGAATCTCCTCCACTTATGACTATAGGCGCATCTGCTATGAAAGAACTATTGGCTTCACTGTATGTCAGCAATACTTTTACTATAACACCATTAGTTCCCAATGCGGATAATGAAATCTCATCACCGTCTTTAGGAGATGATTGGGTGTTTATACATTGTCCGGAATATGATAATGGATATGTTCCAACTTCGCTAATTACTACTCCCGTATATAATAATGGCGTATAAACAAATTTTCCCGCAAATAGACTTAATATCACATTATTATCTATTGGATATATATTTATTGGGTCTGTTCTTGTTTCACTAAATAAATTAGGGGTGGAAAGACTATTGATATTAAATTTTGATACCAATGGATTAGACGTTATAGCACTAGCTTTACATTGAGTAACAGAACCGTTTTCATATATAAAATTTATTAGGAATTTATATACGTAATTACCATCAGGGGATAAACATGAAGCTGTTATTGTTCCAGTATTATAGGGAGAAGCAGAAATATGAATTATAACATTTAAGGGGATTTTTTGGATTTCATTATTTGTTTTTATCTCATTACTATCACAATAAGTTAATGTGGATTCCTTTGTATATGCAGATGAATTTAAAAAAGATGAGATAGTCGCTACATCTGTCTCTGTTAAATCTAAATTCGAAACTCTGTCTACATCTAATAAACCAGGCGTACTCAAAGTAAATACAGATTGTTTTCCTTTTACTGTCCACACTTTCCAATAAGTGCCGCTATTAGCACCATTTGGTGAGTAATACTTAATATCCCCGTTAGGTTGAACAACACTGAAAGTTATTTCTTCGTTTCCATTATATGATACATTGACTACTCCGGACATAATGCTTGAAGAAATACTGTTATAGGTTGTTTTAAAATATATCTTTTTATTGTTTTTAGCATTATTAATAATTCTACTTACTTCAGCTTTTTCACCCAATGTATATTCTTTATTATTGGTTATAGTCGAAAATACAAGATTGATTCTATAGAACTCAGTTTCTTCTCTTAGAGAAACATCGGAATCTCCTTCATTCCATACTATAGAATATTTAATATCATCGCACGTTATATAAAATGTATACCAACCGTTAGCTTCATTTCTTTCTGTTAATAATACACCATAAGTATTACTATCATATAAATTATCAGAATGATATAAAACAACATATCCTTGTTTCCACTTATTTATAATATTCTCAAATTCCGCTTGTATAGTAGGAGTGACTGATTGGTCATCTATAAAATTACCAAAATTTATAGTGGTTACATACACCTTACTGTCTGTACTCCCTCCGCTGTTACTTCCAATAAATAACCAATTATTTGCTTGGGTATAATCATCATCTAATAGTAGATATATGCCATTCTTAGTAGAATCAGTATCTTGTGTTACTGAAACTCTGATACCCTCCCTAATCCATATATTGCCATCATCAGAAATCCATGTTTCCGATTTAGTAAGGTTATCCGCCCCACCTGTTATATGTGTACGTGCGTCAAGTACACCAGCTACATGAGGTTCGTAATTATTTGAATAGCTATTTGTTCCTTTATTCCTTCCCATATCAAGCATTAGTTAATGTTAGTCTTAATCTCATTTGACCTCTAGTAGTAGGGTTGTTATTAGTTATCTTGGAATAACTTACCCCTCCGATACTTGTTGTAGTCACCTGCCAATTGGTTGACATCTTATCATCCACAAAAGTATTATTCCCAGTGTCATAATATTCTATCTTGGTAGCTTTTTTTTGATTTGGAATCCACCAAGTCCATCTTTCTGTTTTAGTCTCTGCATCAAATTGTATGTCTAAGCTATTGGAGCCATTATCAGAACTAAGAATGGATTTCTTCATCGTGCTCTGATTCAATACGCCATTACCAGCGTAATAATAATATCCTCCGTATAAAGTCCAAGAAGCGCTTACACTACCCGCAGGGAGCGGAGAACCGTAATTGTTCCCTTTATTATCTTTAGGTTGATTCCCTTGTGCGTAATTTACAGTTCCCTTATAGGTAGATAATCCATATCCGATATTTGCGGGGAACGTAGAACCGCCATTTACTGTATATGTAGGCGCTCCCGTAGCTTCTCCTGCTCTATATCCTTGAGAAGTGTCTTGCGTCCCGTCAGGATAAGTAATGACAATGCTACCTCTGTTCAAAGTTGTAGTAAATGCGCTAGATTGAGGTGCGGCAATTCCTACTTCATATTTTTGTCCACTTGCTCCCCATCCACCTGCATATATCGTAGCACTTGGAGGAATAAAAGAAGGATACAATGTCGTGAATAATATCATGTCAAATATTTCAGATAAAGGTTTACCTTCCAAATCTGATAGCTTCTTCCCATTTATATCATTCCAACTCGGAGCGGCTATAATCTCTTTATTTGTGATTGAAGAATTATAATTCACATCAGCAGTACCACCGCCACCTTCGGTCTTTATTTCCTGCGTCCATTCAGTACTTCCGGCTTTCTTTATTAATATTACATCATTGGCTGCGACTTGGCCATCAACAATATCGGAAACATTGGAAAGACCTCCCAAAGTAATATCTATTTCTCCTGATTGTTCTGTATAAAGAGACTCTTCTGTCAATGCATTGTCTTCTTCTACTAGAGAATTAATGCCTTCTTCTACAACACTGTTGTTCGTTTTCCCGCTATTATTTACATATAAGCCGTTATTGAATACCAAATGACCATTTGCGTAATCATCCGTATCTTTCCTTATAAAATATTTTAATCCGGATTTCAAGAAGTCGCCACTCCCGACTTGATTCATTATATCTTGTTTTACAGAATCTATTGATTTCTGCAACGAGTTTTTCTCTATTGTTATAGTATCAACAAGATCGACCGTTATTTCGGGAAGAGGTTCTTTATTGGATACTTTGTATGTCATTGAATTAACATACAATGTATAGTCAAATGGAGTGCCGTTTTCGTCTTCATTGTATTCTATATGAAGCCTTGCATTTTCATTGACTTGTTCTAATATTTCGGGATATTTGGCAAAGAACGTGCGCTTGAAATTAATAGAGAAATTGAACTTTTCACTATTATTTTCTGACATATATTTTATTATAGCTTCTTTCAAACGGTTCTCTGCATCCAAAATATAAACCTTTGGCATATTTATATTCAGAAGAACAAATTTATCACCAATAGAAGGTCTATAATTCCATGTGGCGTTAGGCATAACGTCCGGATATGTACTCGCATCTTTTCTTAATACAAGCCATATACCAAAATCCATAGAGTTTTGTTGGCTTTGCATGAAATTGTCATCCTTGACTTTTTCAGTACTGTTACCCGGAACCATGTTCCCATAAGAGTCTACTTGAGCCGGATTCTTGAATGTAACCGTGCCAGCCACTTCATCTGTTATTTCTTTTACGACAATCTCAAACTCACATGGGGCGCAATTACCGGAAATCATGGAAACGACCATATTGTTACCTTCTATTGCTTGATCGAATATATTAAATCCATAATCACCGTCAAACTTGTTCAGTCTGATATAAAAATATGGGTGCTCGTATTGTCCGTCTTCCTCATTAATTTCATCATTGTCGTTATCATCAAATGCTATATCTGCAATTTCTCCCAATAATTGTCCGCTGGCATTCTCCATCTCTCTGATAGTAGGCTGTATATCTTCAAAAGAAACTATCTTTTCACGTGGATTATTGCCTAGATACTCGTTCTCAAAATGATAATATTCGTCTGTATCAGGAATTATATATGTATTATTCTTTGCATTATAGAAACGTTCTTTTCCCTTAGTATCACGATATATAGACGGCATTAAATGTTCTTGATATGGCATATAGTCTTTTTTGACTTGTTCTTGAACGAAATAGTCTCCAACAGACGGCTCTTTTGTAATAGAAATACCTATATCAGATAATTTAATCATTTGATTATCATGATACCAATTTTCACTATATCCATTAGCATGAATATTTATATATGCTTTTGCTTCAACTTCCCAACGTTCAGGTGCATCATACATATGCACAGTTGTATAAAATGAAACAAAAGCTCTAATTTTATTCGTCCCTGCTTTTAAATTTATAGGTTCATAACTAGTATCACTCCCTACTATTTTTATATCTTCTCCATTTAAAAGATCTATATACCATGAATCAGCTAATAGTTTTTCTTTATAATCAGTACGTTCTCCTCTTCTTCCTAATCCAGAACTTAATAATTCATATAGAGAAAAATCACTTATACCTCCAAAATTTATTTTAATCGTTGAATCATAAGCAACATCTATTATTAAATAAACACAAGCATATACATTAAATGCATATCTGTTCTGGAATGGTATAAGTTTTCCCTTTGTAACATAAGATTCATTAATTGATCCGATTGCACTTCTTCTTCTCGGATATATAACATTTACTCCATCAGTATAGGGATATGAATTATAATCATTACTTATATATGCTTGTGGTTTTATATATTCATAATCATTCCTTTTATATTCAACCTTTTCGCTTATTTTTATTTTATCTTGGTATAACTTATTATTATCAACAGTTATATCTTCTGTTTTAATACTTATATTTGTTTCACCAGCAATCGCCGTAACTTCTCCTTTAGGCGTATCATTAGGATAATAATATGGTATATTATTAGAGCTGCCAAATCCCGTGCACCTATTTACAATAAAATAGTCCGCATTTGTTTTATTTATGGATAGCAATTCCTTTTCAAATCCATATCTGAATCTATGTGTTATGGCGTTATCGGTATAACCTATATGGATTGTTTTACCTACGAAATAGTAAGGTATATCATAAGTGTTGAAAATTTCCTGTAAGACCTCACTGAAATATTTATCTTCAAAAGATACGGCTTTCGGTTCGGATACGATACCATCATCAACGACTACCCTGTAATCAAGATTGCTATATTGAAGGGAATAGTTCAATCTAGTGGCAAACTCTTTAATGTCTCCATAAAATGTGAATTTGGTATTGTTGCTTACATAAGCATCAACATCCGGAGCATCGGGGGATACAACATCAAAGAAATAGGTGAAATCGAGTTTAACACGTTCAGATGTAAATATCAATTCGTGTTTATATCTTATATCGGTATTTGACTTTGATGATGACGGAGTATTGAATATATAATATTTTTCACCTCTAAACTCCACATACTCCTTATGCGTCCATTCGTTATCCAAACAACGTGGATACATTAACGTGGCAGTCAAGGTAGCACTACCCATTCTTCCAACGGTAAATGTGTAATCACTTAATTGAGCCTGTTTACCGTTTAACGGGAATGCTATCACAGCGTCATTCTCATCTGTTGTATATATTTTAAGTGCTTCTACCATCCTGCTATTTTTTTAGTTAATCCTCCTAATAGCCCTCCTAAAACAGTAAGAGTGAAATCAATCCAATCCCACTCATTACCATAAGACCTATCCTTAAACTCTAAACAACCGGCAGCTACAATAGAAACATATAGAGAATCACTGAAATTATTCGGATATAATGCGACTAAATATCCTCCTATCAAATGCTTCCCCCTGTTGCTTTCCTTAAACCATCCAACAATCTTATTCACCTTTATGTATTTCTAATGCTTTCTTTTCAATTTCCTTTTCGGCTTCATCCATAAATAATGATACCGGACATTCCTTTGCTTCTTTTGCGAATCTACATTTAATCCATTGGTTAATAGCCTTACTCTTCAAACGATCGTTAAGTTCCAATTCTATGATATGAAGTTCTAATTTTTCAATTCTATCATCCATTGTTGCTCTATATTCAGCTGATGATTTACGTATCTCGTCTATAACTTTTTGGAGATTATCAACAGCCTTACCCTCATTTGCAGCATACATTCCCTGTATCTCTGGCTTAGACTTCTTCCAATTGATTAAACTACTTAGAATACTAGTGCCGAAAGCTATTCCTATTATCTGTATTATATTTGTCCAATCCATTATCTAAGTATTATGCAGGAGAATTTAATCTCCTGCGTATTCTTAGTACAAAAATAATAAAAATTCCTATATAATTGAACTTTTTGTAGATTTCTTTCTACTTTTAGAAGATAACAAGTCTTCATCAGATAATACGCTTGCAGTTTGCGGTGCATCAAGAATATTCACATTATTTTCTTCACTCGCCCATTCTTCGTTGGCAAGCAATGTTTCCAAAGCTTCTCCACTGTAAACTGGAAACGGGCAAACATATTCTGGTATCTCAACAGACTCGCCTTTCTCATCAAGCGTCATAGGAATACTAGCAAGTTGTTCCTCAACTTCTTCTTTAAACAGCGCCTTATAGTTATCCAACTTCATAAGTACTTTACCACCTTTCGGACTTCTACGCGGAGCTAAATGCAATTCTTCAATTCGTTCAGGCAAAGCAGTCTCTAGCTTTGCTACTGTAATTTCTACATAATCAATCATAATTCGTCTTTCTTAAATATTGGGTTAGTTACATCAATTAATTCGTCTCTTTCAAACAGGTTCTTTAGCATATTAATAGATAGTTGGTCTATGGTCTTGGTGTAGAACATGAGCTTATATAATACGGCTTTTCTATACAAATCTCTACATCTTCCAATCGTTAATCCTACACTATCAACTCCAGAACCTTTAGTTAAGGCATTTCCATTATAACTAGTAGGGGTAATCCAACTAATTTTAGATTCTTCCAATGGAACAATTTGCTGATGTGAAAATGATATAATATAATTTTGTGCACCATAATAACATTCCATTAGAAGAGAGTTTATATTATTGTTTCCATTTATTGCATCACCTTTTATTAGGAAAGTTTGATTATTAACTAATGCGCTTTCAGGAAATTCTCTCTTAGCAATAACCGTAAAATCAGTCACAGCAGGAATAACAGTATTAATAGCATGGTCTTCTACTCCATCTAATAGTAAACCATTAGGATATTGAGCTACTTGCTCGATAGTAATGTTACAGTCTCCTATAAAACCTGCCATTATACACGGATTTTTACCATAATTATACCAATCAACTTCATATTCTCCATCTTTAGTAACAGTTAAAATTGGTTCATTAGGAAATCCATCATTTCCAAATTTTATTGGATGTGTATCATCAACTCCTGTAATCTTATATTTAGACGGTATATCTGCCAAATAATGACCAATACCACAGTATATTATAGCTTTATTTTGTATATATACTTTTGTAATATTTAAAGTAGTATCTGTTTTATCAATCTCTGCTCTATTCTCATTAATAAATACAGACCATTTATTGAATAATAATTCAATATATCCATTATATCCACTCTCACTATTATAGCCAACATTCTTAACCTTTAATGCATTAGCTATATCTTTACTTACTTGGTCAGCAATAAGATTCTTATCTGTATCAGTATTCTTCTTACCGTAAGCATCCCAATAATAATTCGGACTTTCTACATATCCTCCTTCAATACCCATTACATCATTTAGCTTCTTTATCTCATCTTCACTAGGTATTTCGGGGAAGAGTATGAACTCGTAGAGGGACATATTAGCAAAGAATCCGATTGCTGCACTCTTACATCCAATAAAAGGAGATGCGGTATTTTCTAAAGCAACCTTATCATTAGCTATAGTTATATTATGAGTAATACTTTTTAATTGACTTGTAAGAATAGAAGTATTTAATATCCCATCAATATAAGTATTGCCATTATTTCTACTACCGTATGCTGGTACTATTTCATTATCTAAATTATTTTCTGAAAGAAATATTGCAAATTCGCCACTATCAGTAACTCTTTGGTCATAAATTGTACCGCTCTCATTACTCCAATTCACCTTCATCATCACACACTTACCACCATGAGCCAAAGTAGGAATAGTAATATGGTCTTCTGTACCGTCAAACTTAATACTACCATCAGTAGCAACACCACTATCTTCTGTATAAGCAAAGTTATTAAGCTTACCATGATTCCCTTTACCTGTTAAGTCAGGAACATAGCCTAATATCTTATATGAACTGTTAGGTATACGCAGTCTGCTAGGAGATAAGATACATTTAGGTGCGATACCATCTTTAATCCAAGTAGCAGTACATCTATATATCATTTGTCTTTCAACAACTTCTGTTGCAGTCGCAAGAGGTCTATTGTTAATCCACGGTGCAGAAACTTTATATAGTTCTTTAAGAAGATTATTATTCTGAAAATGGTCGATATATGTAACAGTAGAACCTATTCTAAGTTTACCTCCCCAAGATACCTCATTACCATTTTCATCTTTGAATCTCAATAGAACAGGATACGGCTGTACAATGTCCTCAAACCTTATATACTCGTCTATGACATAGCTTATCTTCTGTGGGCTTTTGGTTATTGGAAAATCTGCATAATAGTTTCCATTAACATTAATAGGTAAATCTGTATATTCAACTCCATTAATAGTTATCTTAGATACTTCATTTATCTTTCCCGAATTAATATATATTCTAAGGATAGAACCCTCCTCTAAATAAATACCTGTTTTGTTAATATTAAGAGCAGGATAATAAAGCATATCATTATTTATACTAATTTGAATATTTTCATAGGGAATATTTCCCGATATAACAGGTCTAAACTCCACCATATCCGGATACAACGTACCAAGCTTATACTTCTTTAGCTGTCTCTCTAGTAAGAACTCGGAGAGGGAGTATGGGAATAATAATAGTGACCAAAGAGCTACAGAAGAAAATCTAGAATCTCCTGGTTTAATAGTAGCAAGACAAAGGTAACTACCATCCTCTCTAGTGCCTTTAGTATTAGGTTGTCCATTATATGAATAAGTACTCATATAAGTTATAGACCTATCTTTATTTACAATACTCGTATGAAGTGAATTACCAAAACTCATCTGTTCTCCGGTTGCTATTTCTAAACCAAAAGCTCCCATTTGAATTTCGGAACTTTTAGTCATAAATGCTCCTTGTCCATCTCCTATTAATGCTCTATCAGCAACAACCGTATAATCCTTAAATATAGGCAATCTTTCTGCTTTACCATAATCATTTACTCCGTCAGATTGTAATCCGCCTTCTTCGTTAATTCCACTTTCTGGAGTCTTAGCATAGTTATACAACTGCATATCATGTCCATTCCCACTAAAGTCTTTCAGATACCAATCTTCATTAGGAGTATCATTCGTTAATCCTTGTCTTTTTACATCATAGATAACCTGTGGAGTTACATACTTATCTAGTTTATAATATCCAATGATTTGGTTTATCTCATCAGTAGTTAGGACTTTGTTGGATATGAAAGTCCAATAGACGGCAGCTTTATAATAAAAACTCGGATAATTAATAGGATAAAAAGGATAAGAAGCATTATAATTAACTCTATCGACAATTTTAATAGAGTTCTTATCTCCCATTATTAAATTAATATTATTAGTATTTACGTTATTATCAGTATAACCTAGAATACTAACAACTTTATTAGCATCAAGAGTATTTCTTATATTATATCTATTAGTATTGGTAAAGATGGAATTACACATCATTTCTTGTGAATCCAAATTAACTGCCATACTTACAACGGTAATCTCCTTACTCCCTCCCAACATCTCCTGTACGGTCTTCTGACTTACTATCATATCATCTTTACCGTCAGTTACTAATGCACCTTCGTATAGGGGGAGTTGAGTAATAGTACAACCGTTTCCTTTTGATATTTTATAACCAATCCAAATTGTAGTATTATCAATAGGTAATTTAGATACATAAGAATAAGGTAATTTATTTTTTCCCTCAATCAACTCTAGTTCTTGTAAATTACCATTTATATCTATATATCTATATGTTACCTTTGCATCTCCAATCTTAGTAAAATTTATAGTGTATTCTTTTAAATCAGAATCATTTCCGTTTAGAAACTTATATATAATAGGAGTCGGAGTATTAGCATTACCATTGAATGATAACTCGTCATGCTTAACAATAACGTTGCCTGCATTATAGGTATAAGTAGTAAAATCCTCCGGATAACCATTATAACCACTATTCAACTTATACCCAAAGTTCAATAACTCCAAGTCTCCACCCTTATCCTTAATTGTATTCTTAATGATATTACGGGTAGGACTTTCATTTGTATTTTGGTCAAACTTCCAAAGTCCAACTAATGATTCCTTTACGGCTGGGGCTATATAATCGTTTGAATATCTTTTTCTAAAAGGATTTCCAATACCAAAATCCAACCCTAATCCGATACCTTTTGCACCGCCAATCATTCTATATATCCTATAAAGATTCTATAATTACTTATCATCTCACTTGTAATCTCTATCTTATTCAAGGCGATAGGATTCCATAATCCAGACATTAAAGGCAAATCTGTATTCTCATTATTATATGTGGGTTTCCCATTAGCAACTACTACATTCGCCATATCTTCACTTTTAGGTAATAAGAATACATAAAATGGATTAGTTATTTCAAATGATGATACTTGTGAAATTTCCTTAACTGTTGTAATAATATTCTGATACATAATTCTATTCGTTATTATTGTTATTATTTGAAGTGAACTCTTTTTGTAATTCTAAATTTTTCTTTTGTTTTTCCAACTCTTTTTGTACTTCTCTCTCTGCTTCTCTACGTAGTCTGGCTATTTCATCCGGCTTGCTTACAGGATTAGTCTCCGCTCCTGTTTCTTGTGATATAAATCCGGATTGCTTCATCAAATTAAGTATTTGTGCAAGCTCATAGTCAGATTGCGGTCTCCATAATTTAAATTTAGCATTGACTTTTAAATTCTCAAAATCAGTCAATGCCGTTGGCTGTATTTTCTTTTTAACTAATTCTACCGCCAATCCATACTTAAACAAACGGAGCATTTTACTTGCAACATTTTGCCAATCTATTACACCTTGTAAAGCATTCTCTATATCCATAGATTGAGTCAATTGAATTGCTACACCGGAAATATCGCCAGATGTTTTAATATCTTTGGGTAGTAAGAATGTAGTAGATGTATTTTTTTGTATAGTCTCTTCCATAAGTTGAAGAGTGTCTAATGTTCCTTGAGGAGTTGGAGGAGTTAAGAACTTTGCATCTGATTGGCTATTGTCAGTTCCCATCGCTGTCTTATCGTTAAGAATGACTGAGCCTGCAATTCTTCGTCCCGAATCTTCAAATTTTCCTTTGATATAAAGAATTCCCCACCCGTGACGTTTTTGAATAACAATGAAGATATTATATAATATTTCGTATGATTCAATTATCGACTGTGCGTTATTCCACGCCACGTCACCTCTTTTTGTAATAAGTGGTATTTCGGGGAATCCATGCCTTTGTGGTGTCCATGATCTCCATCCATTATTATTTGTCTCGTTCGGAATCCCGTCATTCGTGAAACGATACATAAAATCTTTATCGTATGCGTCTATATATTCTATCTCACCATCAGAATAATAGACACATTCCAATATGCGCTCTCCATTATCGTTATTATGCGGACACAATACATATCCGTCCATATAAGATAATATCCTAGCTTTTATCTCTCCTTCTTCATTGAAATAAAATAAAAGTCCGGCATCTCCTACAGACTTTTGAACGTCTACCATTTTTGTACGAAGACCGTCCATATTGCGAATTTCCCAATATTGTTTAATGGTAATAAGGTCTTGATTCTGTTGATCGGTCGGATTAGTCGACATCATAGTAAACTCCATCGGATTTCCACACAAATGCAAGACTTGCTTGTCCTTGATGTTTTTTTGAAATGATACAGCCATTTTCTGATATTCTATCTGAATGAATCCTCCCTCATTGGTTTTCATTGTGATAGACGGAATATTCTGGTCGTAAAGAACCTTGTGATTAAGAGGTTCCAATTCTTTCAAAAAGGTATCTTGGCTAACCACCATTTTCTTTAATGATGAGAGCTTCACTTCTTGGGTCTCTCCTAAATCAACCGTATTCTTGAACCATTTGTTGCAGTTGCAGCTTTTATAACCTCTATAAAAAGGTTTCTTTTTCAGCATTTCCTGCGGATTGGATAACAAGTATTGAACTTTTTCTTTATTAGTCATTATTTTTAGGTCCTTCTATTAAATTATATTTTTTCATTAAATCTTCTTTCGTATATACATAGCATTCTTTCCTCGTATGCGGGCATATAAAATTGAATTTAGGCTCAACGATGATGTATTGTTGTTCTGTCTGTTCAGAAACTCCAAATTTATCGTTAATTTTGATACGTATATCTGTCTGCATTTTCAAGCCGTCCTTCAAATCTATCTTCTTTTCTTGTATTGCTTGTTGTATCTCACCAAGCATAGCTATCAAGGCGGCTTTGTTTTCCTCAAATGTAATGTCAGAAGACAATGCGTTAATGTCTATTTTCTCTTTCTTTGGAGACTTTTCTTTTTTTAAGACATTACTTTTGAGATATGATCGTAATGCGAATATTTTAAGCGACTTTTCAAACTTATCCGCTTCTATATCTTCCGCATTTTCATTATATATGGATTTATACGCAACAACGCCATTCTCAAAATTGTTAAGCAAGATGGCATACGATATGTCCCTCACTGTTATATCGTGACCTAATCCCTTTAGATCATTAATTATTTTCCTTATGTCTTTAACGTTTATCATGCCCAAAAATCATCATTAAAAATTTCTGTTTGAATATTCAACGGAGCTTCTTCTCTCTCTACCATAGTGCCCAATCTCTCATCACCATAGTCGTAATTAAGAACAGGGTATAATCTCATTGCAATAGGATCAAGTAAATCCATTGAACGTCCTTTACCTAATAATGTATTCATTTCTTTCTTATTCAATAATTTCTTCTTTCCACTGTTCACTTCCTTAAATGCTATAACCGAACACTCTTCTACAAATTCAGTAAGAACATTTATTTCATCTTTCATCACTGTATGGTAATATCTTCTTTTTAATACTTCATTGGAGAAAGATATAAGCTGATGTTTAATCATGTAAACTAAACGCATATAACAAGCATCCTTTAATGAAGTTACATTCAAAGAATATTTTCCATACGGTTTGTTATAAGATATGAAACCAATTGCATCCGGTATATAATCATTTATATACAAAGCGTTATTTCCATCAAATATAATATGAGAATCAGCTATGTCATACTGCTCTGCTAGTTTTTTTAATTCAAGAGCATTCCTTCTAGGAGTTGTTTTAGGCAATATCAATATATCTATAATATGAAAGCCATTCCATGCTAAAGCGACAAAATTATCCGTCCCCTTGTCAGCTAAATCCGCTGTAACCCAACAATCACCATTAGTCTGTGGATCTGCATTCTCTATTGCTCTTGAAATGTATTGAGGAAGTTCAGCTTGTGAATCATCTTCGGGATCTACATTCCAACATCCTTGCAGATTTGCCATTGAGTTTTTTTCCCCCATTGCGGCAACAGAACCAATATATCCTGGATTTTTTTTTAATAATTCCTTATTATCTGAAAGTTTTCCACTATAAAATGTAGTTGATTTGATAATATTATCATAAGTATAATTATCTCCTGTAGAGTTCATTTTCTTTAGAATAGCATCTATTTGAACTCTACATTTTTCATAAACTTCTTCTTTGCTATCTCCAAAAACTACATCATCTATAGACTCTCCATTAATATAGAAATATCGAACAATCCCATCTCTTTCCGGTATGGGGAATCCGGTTGTAGGATCTATGTACCATTGACACCATTTTCTTAACCAATGTGTTTTTTTAGGATTACAAGTAAGCCTTAATTTACCAGTCCATTGACCGCCACCACGATTTCGAGAAAATATTAATTTAATAGTAGACCAATTAAATCCAGTACCCTCATCTATGTACACGCATGAGTATTGCCATCCACGAATGCGTTCAAGCACTTTATCAGGAGATTGGTCTGACATGTGTGTAAAATCAATGAATGATTTGTTATTAAAGGTAAATCGTGGATTTTCTGACAATTTAAGATTTCCGCAATTTTTATATATTTTAGATACTTCGTCTGTTCCGGAGCCACCTGATTTTAGGTCTCCAATATTTCTTCGTATATATACCATTCGGAAATCTGAATCTAAAGATGGTTCTGCTGCCATTAATAAAGCAGCATAACTTTTTCCGACCCCCATAGCAGAACCACCTATACAGAAATCAACATTGCTTCTTACAAAGCGTTCTTGGAAATTAGGCTGATATGTAATAACATTATGACCTTTTTCCTTTAATTCATATATTATACTCTCATCAACCATTAATCAGTAATATCTATTTTAAAATTGCATAATCCGTAATATGCTCTCTCTGATATTTTATTTTGAGACCTATATTCTTCTGCCAATTCTCTTGCATGACGCTCTTTCGCCATTTTATATGATAAGAAAGCTGCTTCAACTGTATCAAAGCTTCCCCATCCTACAAGTTTATTCCTTTTACTAAACCGAACACGATATTTACCATTTTTCATTTTAGAAATGCCAATAGGTAATTCACCTCTTAAAGCATTACTCTGTGTTGTAATAGAACTAATCTCTCTAGGAATAAAAACACAAGTTTCTGGCGAATATATCTTATTGCCTTTTATTAATAAATCTTTATCTAAAAAATATCCTTTTCTAAATCCATTTTCAGGATTTTCAAACCATTTCTTAAAGTTAGAAAAGAATAGCCATTCTTCACAGACAGTGCAATCTTTGTATGTAGGATATTTCTTTTTTAAATTAAGGTCATAACAACGTCTTAACATCTGAACCCATGTGTTATAACATTCGTTATTTTCATCATCAGATATTAATCCTTGACAATCGTTTATACCAATTCCGAATATTTTAGAACGATTTTCACTTCTTTTTAAATCATAACATTTAGGGCACCCACTACCATTTATGTGTGCATTTGGTGTTTGCCAAAACTCTCCGTGTGCAGAGCAAATGATACATACCTTAGTAGTTGAGTTTTTATACTCTACTTTAGAATAGTCGTATTTGTTTCCATGAATTTCTTTTGCTCTTTGAATAAAGTATTCTTGGTCGGAATAAACCTTTGAACACTTAGGGCATCCACATTTGGCAGATACATGGGAACGTGGTAGCTGGAAATAACTTCCATGTATAGGACATATTATCTCTACTTGCGTATTGTTATTTACATACACAGTTTTTGAATAGTCGTATTTTCCTGCTCCATGCACAATTTCTGCTTCTTTAATAAATTGTTCTAAAGTCTTTTTTCTAGGCATACTTTTTTATTTTAGTTTGGCATAGTGCAAATATATGAAAAAATAGGGAGAAATGCATTATGCCTAGAAAAACATTTTCATAAGGTTAATTACTCCTTATGCTCCCTATTATTATGCAAAAATAGAAAATGCTCTATGATATGAATTACTAAATGGGGAAAAGAGGTTCATAGTGAACTTCTTCGTTCCATTTAAAATTCATAACTGAACTAGTTTTCTTTTATTTTGTGTGCGAATTATTAATTAATATCAGAAAACTATGAAGTTTACAAAAGAACAAGTCTTTGAAAAACTCAAAGGCGAACTGACTAAGGGCGGGAAAACCTCACGCTTGACAGACAGAACGATTAATGGTATGTTAGATACCCTAATTCCATTAACGGTAAATGATGAGACTGAATTGGATAATTATATTCCTCTTATACTTCCTGCATTTGTTACTACAAATGGGAATATGGAACATGATTTTTCTGATTTTGTCAAAAATTACAAACCTGTAACACCACCGACTATTCCAATTCCGTCTTCATCTCATGATGAGGAGGAAGTTAAAGCCTTGAAGGATAAACTGGCGGAATTGGAGAAAAAGGTAGAAACAGAAAGTTTGGAGAAAACACTTGGCACAATTAAGAGCAATCTAAAATCTGCGATGAAGAGTAAAGGTATTAAGGACGACAAATTTGTCGAGAAGTATTTAGCGGAAATCGCCATTACTCCTGACCTTGATATTGAAGCTAAGTCAAAGTCGGCTTTGGAGCTTTATAATTTATCTCGTGTAGATGTACCTTCTTATGCTACTCCTTTAAGTCCTTCGGTTAAGTCAACTGATATTGATAAGATTTGGGATGATATTAAACCTAAAAAAGATTAATAAATGGAAGATATTTTAAATACCTATGGTGCAGTATTCTATGGTAGAGTACAAAACCAATTAAGAGGAACGATTAATGGTACTCGTGAAGTATTCGTTCCTTTAGTTGAAATCAAGAACCATTTGGTATTCCCAACTACAGGTGGACGTGTGAAAAACCCGTTTAAAAGAATGGGCAAAATGTTTGCTGGTGATTTGGTCGAATATCATTGGAATGGTAATGGTGTCGCTAATAAATATGAGAATGCGGAAGTTATCCTTTTGAAAACGTATGAAGTTCAAGCTGCTAGTTCCACTACATCTGTATTTATCGTGCGTAACGGATTCAGACATATTCCGGAAGTTGGCGATATTTTGATGAAAGCCCCTGCTGCTTTTTCGACTGCTGGTACAGCGCATACTGTCACTGCTGTTGAAAAGACTGTTAATGCAGGTGTTGATGTATGGAAAGTCACATTTAATACAGCTTTAGGAGCGTTGGCTGCTAATGACATCCTTGTAGAAGGAAGTAAAGACGGGGCAGACGCAAAAATGCTTGTGCAGAATCCTAATGCGGTTTTACCTTGCGACTATGATTTCAAATATACGCCTGCCGTAGATGATGAAGATTTCGATGGTGCTAGATACTATCTTACTCCGACACTTCATGCTTTAATGTATGAAGTAATGATGTCTCCGCTTCCAGCAGTTGTGAAAGCTTTGAACAAATCAAGAGTTGAAGGATGGTTTGAAATCTAAAAAGTAAAAGATTATGAGTAGATTTGATTTTGATAGCAGCAGATATGCTGCACTATTTAAAAGTAATGACGGACGACAGCTTTTACAATCGGTCATTGATCGTTCCGGCTTAATTGACATTAATTATAATTGGTGGAGAAGCCAGTTCGGAGTTAATCCGACAGAGACACCTACAGCGGCAGATGGTACAGCCACGTTCAAAGTGACGGCACGTAAGGAATCTTCTGCTCCTTTGATGGATTGGCGTGCTCCTATGGGCAATGCTCATCCTTACAATAAGGAAGGGATTTCTTTCTATACTGCAAGCATTCCGGATTTTATTTCCGATGCTATTGCGGAGACGGCTATGGAACGTCAGTATAAAGAGGATAAGTTCGCAGAGTTTGGTAATGATGCAGAAATTGTTCGTGCATGGGCAAAAGATGTTCAACGTTTGATTGATCAAAAAGACCAAACATTGAATTACATGGGCGCTCAACTTATTTCAACAGGTAAAATCATTTACAATGTTGGACGTGGTATTACAGGAGCACAGCAGAAAGCGGAAATTCCGGAAGAAAATTTCGTTAAGGCCGGTGAGAAAGCTTGGAAGGCAGCAGATTGCAAGATATTCACTCAAATGGTGAAGATCGAAGAAGCGTTCCGAGACAGAACGGGGTATACAGGTGCTATGAAATGGCAGATTAGCAAGAAAATGTATAAAGAAGTATTCTTGCAAAATGCGGAAGTAAAATCATGGGTGAATTGGTTGCGTAATTTGAATACCAACAGCCCGATTGAAATGCCGGACGTTCCTGTTATCTTGGACGATATGTTTAATGCCGCAGTCCGTGCAGTTGATGGACTTTCTCCAATTGAAATTGTTGTAGAGAAAGAAAAGAACGAGACATGGAAGGGTGATGAAATGATTCATGGTTGGTCAGATGATGTTGCAGTCCTTCGCCCGGCAGGTGAAGCTGGTCTGATTATGCACACAAGCATTTTGGACGAGAAGTTATCAAATAAATTTGGTAATAACATCATCGAATCTGTATTTGCTTCTGTAGACGGATTTTCTCGACTAGCTAATTTTACGATGGCTGACGGACAATTCAAGTCATGGCAAACGGTGTTGATGATGTCTGCAACACCAGCTTTGACTGAATTTGTAAACCATGTCATTGTAGATACTGCTACGGCTAATGCTTAATTTATATGGCTCAATTTGATATTATTAAATATTTGGAAGGTTTGACCGCCTATGTCTTTGATAAGGCGGTCTTAAACCGCATCGCTTTAGAACGTGGGGTAGACGGTATAACGGATTTCAATGAACTTACACAACAGCAGAAAGATTTATGTTATGCGGATTTGTTGTTTGTCATATATGTTTCTCCTAATTATACTGCAAGCCAAACGAATCAACATGGAGCTTATGCGCAAACTGTCGGAAGCCAACGCTATGACTCTAAGACAGATATTTATAATATTATGGTTGGGCTATATAAAAAATGGAATGATGAGAAATTGGATATTATCACAGAAGGTTCTATTGGTTGGGTTAATGAATACGATTGATGATATTAGATCGAAACATATTACAAGAATATCCTTTTACGGGTAAATTCTATTATATTGATATAGATGAATCAAAGCCTTTAGAAGAACGTGTGCCAGAAGAGTTTGTGTTACTTGAAACTCCTTGTGATATACAAGAATCGCAAAAATCCGAATCTGGTTCGATTCACGCTTCCTTCAATATTTATTTCCCTTTTAAAAAAGAAGACGGAATTAATATAAAACGTGGAGATTTGTTTGTAGGATATATGTACGGTATGAAAGTTGACGGTCAAGTCATAGGAGTATTTCCAACACAAATGGGAGGATGTGAGGTCTATTTAATGGATAATACAAGTGGCAACCAAACTAGCAAGTAATTATATAAGAGAATTAGCTAATAAAATGGCTAATGATGGTCATAAACTAATAATGAAAGCGTATGACCAATCTGATTATAATAAAAATCAGACTCAAAATTTACATGATAGTTATGGTAGTGCGGTATTTTACAACGGAAAATTAGTAACCGGGACGATGAGATTTGTAGGAGCGATACGAGCTTCTGGAGGACGTTATAATAGTTACACCAATAGCATAGAATATGGTCGTGATGAGATAAAAGATTTCTTTAATACGTATAAAGCTCCCGAAGGATTGACATTGGTTATTGCAGTTGCTATGTTTTACGCAGGAATACTAGAAGCTGGCAAATCACCATTGAGACACAAATATAAAGTTATATCTATGGTCGGTGATGATATTGAGATGCTAGCGAGCAAGATTGATGGAGCTAGAAAGGAGCAAATAGGTTATGGAAAGTAATTTGATGAATATATCCAAGATAGAGTCTTTTTTTGATTCTATTATTGATAATGTAGTGAGTAATAACACTTTCTATACTCATATACCTAAAGATATTTCCGATAGTTGGCAAGATATGGTTTTAGTGGATTTAAGCCAAGCGATAGAAGACATGAAAGCGTACGGATATGGTTCCGTTCTAGTCTGGTTATATGCCAAACCCTTTGCCAATGGAAGGAAAAACGTTCCTGTATTATCTAAATTAGAGACTAAACTAAATGAAGTGATAGAAAGTGTCCACAATAATCATTATTCAGTTATGAGAATAACAGAATGGGCAGACTATGATGAAAAAATAGGCTGGCATTGTAATATAGTAAAATTAAGATTATTCATTGTTTAAATTAAATATTATGGCAACAACAGTTAAAAAAACAAAGGCTACTTCTTCAAAACTGTACAACCCGAAATATATCTTTATTACTCCATTGGTAGAAGATACTTCGGCAAGTGCGGTTGATCCTTATAAGAAAGGGGATATAGTTTATCAATGTGAAGAAATTATTCGTGATAGTACATCTATTACACAAGAAGAGAATACAGAGAATCCGGTAGAAAACGAACTTTCTTCTTCTCCTATCATTAACAACATTCAAGCAGGCGCTTATACAGTGGCTACAGAAATCGCTGACTTGCAGCCCGAATTATTGAAAGACTTGATGGGATTCACCGTTGATTCTACAACTAAAAAAGTATATGCACCTGATGGATACGTGACTAAATTTGCAGAATTTGCATTAGTATTCCCGAATGGTACAGATGAAGACGGAACAGAAAAATGGGTAGCCGCTGTTCTTCCGAAAGTTCAGCTAAGCCCGACTATCACAATTGATTCGTTAAGTACATCTCTTGGACGTATCGCATTGGGAGGAAATGCAGTATCAATGAATGTTGGTACAGCAGCAGCGCCTAAAATGACTCCGTTCTATATTGATCCTTCTTTCGCTATTCCGGTGGGGGGAGCGTAAGGGAATCAGTAACTCCGGCTAGTTCCCTAGAAAGTAAAAGCGGAGCGAATATTTTAGCTTCTCCGGCTAAAGTGACAAGAAACAAATCAGTACTTTAATAAAAGGGAGGGAGGATAATACTCCTTCCCTTATTTTTTATAAGACAATGGATAAGATTGAAAGAAAATACAAAACAGTCAAGGAGCCTGTCACATTAGAAGGCATGGAACGATTGGCTCAAATCATGACTGACAGCCCGACAATAGCCAAATTGTCAAAAACAGAATTTGCCATAACTTCTCTTAAACCTGCTGTAATGTGGGAAATATCCAAAGAAGCTGTAAAAATTCAGAAGACAGAAGACGCTTCTTTTTCCGATGTGTTGAAAGGATTAGCGGAGGAAATACCCTCTGTATGCCGTATCCTTACTTTAGCTATATTAAACGATAGACGTATATACGATAAAAAAGAATATGATAAGATATACGATACATTGATGTGGGAATGTGATGTGAAAGATTGGGCGCAACTTTTATTTGAGATATTGAATCTGATAAATATAGAGGTTTTTTTTTGCATTACAGACTTGACACAGACGTTCAGAACGATAGCTTTGGAGAGAAAGACGACAGCGAAGGAAGGACAAAAGTTGTCATAGCAAGAACTTCTTATGGAGAAATGTTTGATTTTTTAAAGGCTTATCCTTCCATAACGATGGAGCAATATATGTGGCAGATGAGCGTTGCGCAAATTGCATTAGCTAAAAGCGATACGACTCATGTGGTATATTTGTCAGAAGAAGAAGCAAAGAAGGCTAATGCTAAAATAATTAATTCAGGCAACGATTTATTAAATGACTTTGGTTTCCCAATTATAAAGAAAGACTAAAATGGCAGAAGGATACATTATAAATATTCCAAATAAAGTATTGGAAAAGCTTCAAATGGCAGACAAGAAGATATTGGAAATTGCAAAACATAGTGAAAATACACAACGTAGAGTTCAAGCAGCCTTTTCCAATATGGCTAACAGTGTTGACCCGTTTATCAACAAATTAAGCACACTTAAACAAATTGGGAAAATAAAATTGGATACTACTTTGAAATCATCTGCTAGTAGTGCCGAACAAGCTGCAAGCAGTATAGCACAAGTAGCTACCCAATTAAACAGAGTCGCTGATTCCCCAATTGATGTGATTAATCGGAAATTAGAATCAATGCGATTGCTATTATCAGAAGCAAACGCTGCATCTACCAAACTTGCCAATGATACATCTAAGGGAATAATATCCAAAGATTCATTAAATAATGGAACATCTGCCAATCAATTAATACCAGAGATACAAGGGCAAATAAAAGTACTGGAATTACAACGTACCGAATTACAAAATAACGATAAATATTGGAAACAATATTTGGATACTTTAAATGGCGCTTCTATCGCAGAACAGAAACAAGCTGCGGAGATGAAGCGTTTGAATGACTCATTTAAGGGTGGAAGTTCTTTATTACAGAGACAAGCTAAAGCAGAAGACGATTTAGCAAAAGCAGTCGCAAATGCTGCAAATTCTATAAATAAAGCAGCGGAAGCGGAAGGGAAAAGAAAAAACGCACAAACGAATAAAGATAACAGAGCTGCTATAAAAGCAGAACAAGATTTAGTCCGTGCTTTAAAAATGTCTGAAAATAGTTTTGGACAAAGACATTCTAAAGTGAAAGCTTTGGCAGCGGCACAAGAAGCCTTAACAGCAACAGGAAGGAATTATAAATCAGAACTTGCAAAGATAGCTGCGGAAACTGAAAGATTGAATAATTTTACAAATAACCAAATAAAGGGGTATGATAAATTAAAACAGTCGCAAAGTAAAATACTAGATACTACATCTCAACTTAAAAGACAATTAGCCCTTTTGTTTAGCGTTTCCGCAATTGAAGGGTATATAATGCAAATGGTTAATGTACGAGGTGAGTTTGAATTGCAACAAAGAGCATTACAATCTATCATTCAAAACAAAGAAAAGGCAAATGAAATTTGGGATAAAACCGTACAATTGGCTGTACGCTCTCCATTCTCTGTAAAAGAATTAGTTACATATACAAAACAATTGGCAGCATACCGAATAGAAGCTGATAAATTGTATAGCACAAACAAAATGCTTGCTGATGTATCCGCAGGACTTGGTGTTTCTATGGATAGGCTTATTCTCGCTTTCGGCCAAGTCAAGGCAGCTAATTTTTTGCGTGCATCAGAGGTAAGACAGTTTACAGAAGCCGGTGTGAATATACTCGGTGAACTAGCTAAATATTACACGGAATTAGAGGGGACTATGGTTTCCGTTGGAGACGTTCAAGAAAGAATTACTAAACGCATGGTAACCTTTGGAGATGTGGAAGAGATATTCAAGCGTATCACTTCTGCCGGAGGTATATTCTATAATATGCAGGAAGTGCAAGCGGAAACTCTTTCGGGTATGATTTCCAACTTGAAAGACTCCCTAGATTTAATGTTTAATAGCATAGGAAAATCTAATGAAGGAGTTTTGAAAGGCTTTGTTTCATTATTAAGAAGTATAACGGAAAATTGGAAAACCATAGCTAATATCGCTCTTCCTTTATTAGCAGGAATGGCGGCAAGATGGATAAGCATAAAACTTGCTGCAATATCTCTCCCTGCTATATTTACAAAGATTTCTGCTCAAATAGTAATAATGAGTAAGTTACTTAAAGGGACAGAGAATCAAATGAGTAAGGTAGAAGCAAGAGCCTTAAGAATGAAAGGAGCAACTAAAGGTTCCGGATGGGCAACGGCATTGGGAATTGTAGCAACTGTATTGTTTACAATATATGAATTATATCAGAATATAGGGCGCAAACAGAGAGAACTGAATCAAATTGCTTTAGACGGACAAATGGATATGAGTAAATCCGTAGCTAACTATGAAAAATTAGCTAATACAGTAGCAGATTCAACTAAATCTTATGAAGAGCAGAAAAACGCATTAGATGAATTGAAACGTACTTATGGAGATATTCTTCCACAACAATATTTGGAGTTGGAATATATCAAATCAATAAGTGGAAATTACGATAAGGCGACAGATGCAATTAGAAGATATATGGCTAGCAAGGTTAAACAAAAACAAATAGACCTAATAATAGAAGATAATGCAGATAATATTAAAGAGAAAACAGATTCGTTGGCTGAATTTCTTCAAGCTTATATCAAAGGAATTGTAGGATATGAGCCTGCTATGTCCGATGTATTATATATAGTTGACAAACTAAGAGAAGGATTGGAGAATGGTTCCATCAATGCTGATAATTTGAGGAAAAGCTTAACAGATATAACAAAGAAACAATTCAATATTGATATAACCCCTAAAACTTCATTATTTGGTAACGCAGAGCGTGAATTATCTGAAAGATTAAGAAATTTCGGGAAGGAAATAAAAAAACAAATGGATGAGATTAACAATTTAACTTCACCCATATTAAGCAAACCAGAACAAGACATTGAAAGACGTATTAATAATATTATAGACATCTATAATAAAGAAATACAAAATGTAAAGAATGCTCTAAATACTCTATCTTCTTATAAGACACCAACTGGGACAAATCCATTGATAACAGAAACGCAAATCAATGAAGCTAAATCTATTTTACTTAATTTCTTCGGTTTCGCTGGACAAGAAGCTGAAAAATTCAAAAAGAAAATGGAAGCTGCACTCACTGGCGATAAGCAGGCTGTCATTGATATTTCTGATATGTTTAATACCTTAAGTGTAGAGAAACAAAGTAAAGCGCTATATAAACAATTAGGAGAAGACGCAGATATATATGTAAAAAAACTAAAGGAAAGTTTAAATAGCTATACAGATTTTCAAAAGGAAGTCCATGATGAGTTATATTCATTTGCAGACTCCACTGGAATATCATTAGCAGGGTTAGATTATGTATTTGCAAAAAGCTCTGAAAGTACTATTGAATATGGGAAAAGACTTAAAAAGGCATACGATAAAATAATAGAAGAGATAAAGTTGATGCAACTTCCTACTCCTTTAGCTTATGATAAAGATAAATTGGATAAACTACAGGATGGTGCAAAAGTTCTAGAACATATGCTTTCAAAAAGTTATATAGAAAAAGGAAGTGACAAGAAATCAGAACGGGAAGCAGATAAAAGATTAAAGGAAAGAATAGATCTTATTAAGAAAGCCGGAAAAGCATATGAGGAAAATTTGAAATATTACAATAAAGAAGAAGCCTATTTAAAAACCAAATCTGATTATTTAAATGCCTTTAAAGAAGCTAAAATCCCGAATATACTTGAACGCATGGATTTTAAGCCACAAGGCGTTGTAGCGGAATTAGAGGATTTAGGTCGTGTTGCTGGAAATTCCATCAGCAATTCTGCACGCATAGCATTGGAAAAAGCAATTTCCGATTTACGTGGAGAGATTAATTTAGAAGTACGTGTCAATGATATTGAAAGGAAAAGGAAAGAACTTGAAAAACTTTTTGATAATTATCAAATGTCTGTTGAGGTAGAATCTTACGGCTTAGATAAGGATTTTGTAGCTAGTCTTTATAATATTGATTTGACAAGTTTGGACGATATAAAAGATAAATTATCTTCCATGTTCCCAGATGTATCTAAACTAAGTAAAAAAGAGTTGGAATTATATAAAGAAACAGAAGGAAAGATAACTGCAAATCAACAGAAAGAATTAAAGAAAAGACTTGATCAGTTTAGGGAATATTTGGATAAATCCGTAAGCGAAATAAAAAGAGTTCAAAATGATGGTGCTTTAGATATCAGTATTGCTAGTGATTTATTTCAAAGAGGAAAATTAGATGCGAAACAATATGGACAAATAATAGATAATGTAGTTAAAAGCGTAAACGAAAAAGTAGGTAAAATAAAAGTAGAAGAATTTAAGAAATCGCCTGAATATATACGGGCGATGGGAGATTTTTCTATGTATTCGGAACAAGAACTTAAGAAATTGTTGAATACTTTCCAAGACTTTATCAATTTGTCTTCTGGTGATATAGCTCCAACAGAATTGAAATCTTTCTTAGAGCAAATTCAGAAAATGCAGAATGAATTATCTAAAAAGAAATCACCCATTGGAGAGTTTATCAGCAAGAATGCTTTTGCTCAATTCAAAGAATTAAGAAGATTACAAAAGGAGTATAATACAGAAGAGGATAAATTAAACGGAATATTAGAAAAAAGAAATTCGCTTAAAGAAAAAGAAATAGACATACAGCGAAAATTACAGGCAAAACAAGATGAGCTACCAAGTATAAGTCCGGAATCAGCCGGGAATAAAGATGAAATAGCCGCATTACAAGAGGAATATAATCTTGTAAAAGAAAATGGGGCAGAACTTGATAATCAAGCAAAGAACGTTTCCGGCAAAATGGGGCAAATAAGCTCTAAAATAAAAAATGTGTCCGATGGAATGGGTAGTGCGCTAGGCATGGTTGATAAAATTGTCACTGGTATTTATCAATCCATCAATGCTACTCTTGACTTGATGAATCAATTTAAAGACTTGGCGGAATCTAATGGAGTTGATACGACTAAAGGCGGATGGAGAGAAGTAGCACAGGCAGGCGAATTATTAGGTAATGTTAATAATAAAGTCATGTCTTCTTGGAATAATTTTAAATCCGGTAATATTGCGGGTGCTGTAGCAGATGCTGTTGGTTCTATAACTACCATATTTACCACATTGAATAAACAACATGATGCACGTAGAGAGCAAGATATTCAAGAAGAAATAAAATTAGTTGGCAGATTACAAAAAGAGTATGAAAGATTAGAGAAAGCCATTGACAACGCTTATTCTATAGATACTTTGAACGCCGCCAATAAAAATGCGGAAGAAAATATTAAAAAACAGATTCAAAGTTATCAAAATATGATAGAGTCTGAAAAAGACAAGAAAGATACAGATTGGGATAGAATTGAAGAATGGAATCAAGCAATACAAGATTCTTATGCACAACTAGAACAGATTAGGGCAAGCAAGCTACAAGAACTGGGAGGTTTTGGTAGTGGCGAAGCAATTAAATCGGCAGCGGAGGATTTCGCTTCCTCTTGGTTGGAATCATTTAGAGAAACAGGAAACGGTTTATCTTCATTGGAAGATAAGTGGGATGAGTATTTCGATAATATAGTCACAAAGCAAATTGCATTACGGGCAGCAGAAAAATATATTAAGCCTATAACAGATGCCATTGATTCAGCTATGGAACACGATTCTTATATGAGTACGGAAGAAATGGAACGGATAAGACAAATGGCAAAAAACAATTCTGCTGATTTTGACAGATATATGCAAACTGTGGCGGAAACTTTAGGAATAATTGGAGGGATAGGAAGTGGAGAATTAGACGGATTGAGTAAGTCCATTCAAGGTGTAACAGAAAATACAGCGGAAATAATTGCTTCTTATCTTGATAGTGTCCGTTTTTATGTAGCTGATTCTAATTTGAAGATCACACAATTGGCTGCATTAGCTAGTGCAGACCCTAAAGTAAATCCTATTTTATTTGAATTGCAGTCGCAAACCGGATTTTTAATGGAGATCAGAGATATGTTTAATAGTGTATTAAAGGCTGGACATACTAAGGGTGGCTTCGGTGTCAAATGCTTCATTTGATGAAACAAGAAACAATCTACTAATACATTAAGATATAACGGGAAGGCTTCACAGTCTCCCCGTTATTTTTTGTACTAACAAACTTAAATAAGATCTAAAATATTCGCTAAATCATCAAACATTCGTTTATAACATTGTTGTTTGTTTACCCTCGTCTTTATTTTCGCTATGCCTTTGAATATTCCTCTTGAAGTACGAGAGTATAATGTCGCTATCTTATGCGCTGAAATCCCCGCTTTATAATGAATAAAATACCAAGAAAAATATCTAGCATTTGACGTGGATTCATCCCAACTTTTATTTATTATATCTTGTTCGGAAACTCCAAAGTACTTGCATACTTTAACGGCTATTTCGTCTACTTCCTTCTGTTTTTCTTCTGTTAATATCATGTTATGAACTTAATGATTCACAAATGTACAAATTAGTTCATAATAATCAAAATATATTCTAAAGTATTTTGCAACATTCTGTTATATAACATCTTATGATACCCGAAATACGGTGTAGTATATCTGGACTATTTTAGCCTTATTTATTGTGTAGTTCAATGTCGAGCTACATTAAAATGAATTATTATGAGTGAAAATCGTACAGTTGTCTATACACCCGATGCAGGGTGTTGCGGTGGTGGCAATGGAATGTTAAGTATGCTAGCCCCTCTTTTGCAGAAAAATGGTCTTGACCCCAACTTGTTGCTTGCTATGAATAGCAAAAATGGAAATAATGGATGGGGAGACGGTTCTTCTTTTCTTTGGATAATATTTTTATTTTTCTTGTTCCCATTGATGGGACGTGGCGGCTGGGGTAATGGCTTCGGTGGAAATGATGGTGGCGTTCCGGCTAATGCAGGTTTGGCTGGTCTTATCAATAATGATAATGGTCGTGAACTTTTGATGCAGGCTATCACTGGTAACGGACAGGCAATTAACAATCTTGCAACTAACCTAAACTGCTCTGTAGGTCAAATCCAGCAGGCTATCAATGGCGTAAGCTCTAAGGTATCCGAAGTTGGTTGTCAGGTCGGAATGAGTTCCCAACAGATTATCAACGCTATCCAATCCGGCGACTGTCAGATTGCAAACCAGATGGCTCAATGCTGCTGCGATGTTAAAACAGCTATCGAACGTCAGGGTTATGAAAGCAGATTGGCTACATTAGATCAGACACAAACGCTGACTAGCAATGCTAACACACAGTTCAACATCATTGGTGCTAAGATTGACGCTCAAACTCAAATCATCAATGAAAAGTTCTGTCAGCTTGAAATGCGTGAAATGCAGAATAAGATTGATACTTTGCGTGCTGAAAAATCGGCATTGGAGTTGAGTGCATCACAACAGGCGCAAACAGCAAATATCATCCAACAATTGCGTACTCCTGCCCCAATCCCGGCTTACTGTGTTCCGAACCCGAACTGTTGTTATGGTGGTTATCCGTATGCTGGATATAATGATGGCTGCGGCTGTTGCTAATTGAAATAATGTAAGGGCTATTATTAGTCCTTACAATTATCAACTATTAAAACTAAAAATTATGTATCCATTTTATCCGAATTTCGGTTATAGACAAGTGCGAGTACCTCGTCTTGATTATGCAGGAATCCCGGTTTTGAGAACAGTTTCTGTTACTACTGATACTACAAATTCAGAAGTTATTTATAACGTGAATCCGTGTCAGTTCAGAAGCTTACCCAATGAAGGAATTATATTGTTGAACATTCAACACGTTCCTGCTACGGGTTCAGAGACCTTCCCTGTATCTATAGCGACTAGACCATCGGGCAGTACTACTACGACAACAAGTACTACTAGCTCGTCTAAAATACCGTTAATTAACGGAAGTGGTGAACAAATGGTTTCTAATGAAATATCACAAGGTAACAGATATTTTATCTATTATAACAAATGCGAAGGCATATTTCAAACAGTAAATCATATTGTTTCGCCAACCGCAACTCCGACACAAGGATCGGCAGAGGTATCGAAAGTGAGTAAATAAATAAAAAAGTTATTGTTATGTTTTCAAATGCAAGACAAGGTGGTTTGTTTTATATCCTTTCCAAAGGTGAAAAACCGACTCTAAAAATTGGACAAGTGGAATCGTTCACTGCTCCTGTTCCAAAATATCCGACTTATAATCCGAATGTCCCGTTTAATCAGCAACAGGATATGGTTATGGATATTAAGGTAAAATGTGGGGAAGAAGTATTGGATTTTCAGAAACTTCCAGCAAATGGAGAAGTGTTTAATTATCCAAATGCGGTTGTATCTGACAGAAAAGACGCAATTGTAACAGAAGTTGAGACAATGCTACAGAATAGCAAGCAGATTGTTTCCAGTGTTGATTATCATAATTCAGTGATTAACAATTGTGATGAGATTCTAAAGCAATTGAACCCTCAATTTGCTAAAGAGAAGGAACAGGAAGCGAAGATAGGTTCACTTGAAAATCAAGTGAAAGCCATGAAAGGAGATTTAGGGGAAATCAAAGACTTGCTGTATAAATTAGGGAACGGAGCAAATAACACAGGTAATAATAAATCAATTAAAAACTAAGAATATGGGAATGTTTGAAATATCCGAAAAACATCGTAGCGGTGGTATCGGAAGAGCGATGAGGGACTTGAAAGAGACTCTTGAATGTCTAAAAGAGGATTTTGAGAATGTAGTAGAAGAATTTGAGTCGCTTGGTGAGCGTGATGAGCGTTATAATATGGGTGATTATGATAACCTTCGTGAACGTAATCGAGATGATCGTTATTGGGATGATGAGAGAATGGGAGAAAGAAGAGGTCGTAGACGTAGACGTTAACTTTAATAATTAGGGGTGTTTTAAAAAGCGCCCCTTTTAACTTTAAAAATATGGATAGAAGTTTTGATATATGGGATAATATCCCTAGAGATATGCGCATTTATTTGCAGAATTTTGGAATGAATTTTAATGATAAACTGTGTGAATTTGCAGTATCTAAAATGCGTGACAGTAAAGGAGAAAAGAAAAACCCTATTGGCAAAGAGAAGGTAAAAGAACTTTTAACTAAATACGGGGTTAGCCTAAAGAATGACAATGGATACAATTCAACCTATGTAGTCAACATGGCTATGAATGATTATTATGGAAGTAGCATTAAGAATGAGAATGATTTAGCCTTATTTGTAAAAGATTTCATAGATGATGAAGACGCAAATGTAGGGACTGAAAAACCTTTCAGATATTTTTTTGCTATGTGTATGGGGCAAGGAGTTGTTATAGATTGGAATGAAATGCTTTAGGTGATTAGGCAGCAGTTTTATATAGATAGATTAGATTGGAAAGTTTGTATCTATTATGCTGTAGACAAATATGATACATATTCGATACTCCAAAAGATGAAAAGGATTGGGGCGAGTGATAAATTCCTGTATATAGCAAAAGATAATATGCTTTCTAATAATATGGATACAGGAGTCACTTACTCCAATTTTCTACATAGATCTACTGTTATGGTTATCGGGATTGCATCGTCCGCACATGAGTTTTTCAATTCATATACTCATGAAATGCGGCATTTGCAAGATGATCTAGCTAATATGAATGGAATGTCCTTAGATGGTGAAGATATTGCGTATCTAAGCGGAGAAATAGCAATGAAAGTATTTAATTATATCAAGAAGTTTATTTGTTATGAAAAAAAAAGATATAGAAAAAGCATTAAAGAGTGATAAGCCGATAAATAGTATGTTCGCATTAATTCCGGAAAATAAGATGAAAATGTTCAAGAAATTTGCGAAAAGGTTTGGCTTTACAGAAGAGAAGATAAATACATTATTAGCTAACGAGAAGTAATATGAAAGAAAGAGTAGAAATATTGATAGAGAAAGCAGACAACTTAATCTATTCAGATTATTGCCGTCTGCTTCATGTCTTGAATTGGAGTTTATAGATTAGATTTACATCCTAGTTCTATTAAAAGTTTGCGTATTCCTTCTAATCCTCGTTGATATACGATTGTTTTAAGGTTTATACAAGTATCTCCTGTTGGCTTTGTAAATTTATTCTCTATAACTCTAAACCATCCTGCATCAATATATCGTTGCATGGGACTATTGTTTCCTTGCAATATCTTATTATCTCTTAATATCTCAAACAACTTATTTCTTCCTACACCCATATTAAGAACTTTTGCAGTAGAAGCCATATCTATTGCATCTTTGCTATCAGTTACTTGGTCGAAAAATTCTTCTTTAGGTTTCATCTCGTTAATACGTAATTGCTGTTTTTCTATTTGCTCCTGTTGCTCTGCAGCAAGAAGAAGGGCTTCCCTAAAAGTGGTGGGAACTTTAAATTCCCTTTGTTTTTCTAATTCTAATTTTTCCCAACGATTAATAATCTTTTCACGTAACAAAGCATCATAACCACTTGCCAATATAAGGCAACCCTTTTTAGTAAGTTCGTACTGTCTCTGTTTTCTATTCTGACTATCAGTGTAATAGGTCAGCCCAAAATTGGACTTATCTACACCCTGCTCTAACAATACATCAATATCTCTAAGAATATGTTTGTGTTCTTTACCTGTAATCTCTGCAATCTGCAAAGAAGTCATAAAATCATTTGCGTTTATAGTATCGCCTACTTTCATAATATCTTTCATAATGTTATAAAAACGAATCGGGAAATAGAGCCACCACGCATCTAAATCCCGATTCTATATATAGTTTAAAACTATTTTCTCTTTTTGCCAGTGGTGGTTGACACCACAAAGATAGAAATTATTTTTGAAAGAAAAACTATTTGATAGTAATTTTTATAGTTTCACCTCTTTTATGAGCGCCTTCCATCTTCTTATAAAGTTTTGAAAACGTCTCCGTACTGTTTATGACTTGACCTTTAATCTTATTTTGCCCCACAAGTAGGCAACCTAAAGTGTCTTCTTTTTTGTTCCCAACATGGATTAAAACGCCTTCAAATCCTCTAACATCACGCAACCGAGGAAGTTTACCATTACAGAATTTAGCCCATGACCTATCTTTAAATTTTGGACTAACTATATTCATGTCAATTTCATAAGTTCCTGTTGGAATAGCAGTATGCCCATAGACTTTTTTAGTTTGGATAACAGATAATGGCATATTATTATCCAATCCTCTATCAGTATCTTCAAGAGTATCGCATTCATATACTCCGTCTACATAAAGAGAACCAATAGTATATTCAGTTCCCTTATATCGTCTGTCAAGCCGGAGTTCCATCTTCTTCTTTTTTAAATAATTTCAAATATAAAATATGAGCTACCCATCCGATAACTGAACCTACACCAAGACTGATAAGGTTTGTTACAGAGTTCCATACTGGCACATAGTGCACATACAACATGATTCCGACTAAAGCTACAACCGCAATTGCGGCATAAATAATTTTCTGTTTCATTGCAAATATTGATTGATTATTGCAAATATAAGCATTAATTAGGGAGATATTCACTTTTTAGATAATTTTGCACACGAAAAAGCAAGAGAAACTTTTTGCGGGGCATCTCTTGCTTTTATAAATTTAATAATAATGTTTTAAAACTATTCTTTATGGAAAAGTTTAAATTTAAGACAGTAAGACTCGCCAAGCGAGTGTCTGTCAGTAAAGCGGGAAATCATCTTGTTGTAAAAGTGACCTATAATAATGGTACAGCTATGATTAAAAAGCCACGATTACGCTAGATGGTTTCAGAGGTTAGATATCTAACCTCTCTTTTATGTCACAAAGATACTAAATAAAACCGAAACTCCAAATAATATAATTAATAAATAAATCATAATTATTCTTTTGTCTTTGTATTTGCTTTCTTTTTCTTCTTGTTTGGTTCTTCTGTTAAATGAGCCATCTTCCTAAGAAGTTCGTCAAATTCTTCTTTAGGAACACTAAACTTGATGTCAAATTTTACAGATTTAATATCATCCAAGTCTATTAATTTTCTTTCTTCTTTTCCCTTTTCTTCCATAATTAAGCCACGTTGCGCAAAAGTAAATTAAATCTTTGAGAATCGCTATAATTACGAGTGTTAAATCGAAAAATATATTCATCAATATACCTCTGCATATATTTCTTGCTTACATGATAGTATATTCCAAATATCATTCTCTTGAAATGCGACCATACATTTTCGATACCGTTCGTACTAACAACGATAATCTCACCTTCATCGGTAGCATAGGTCGTACCATAGAAGTGTTTTTCATGGTCTACTGACCTTTGTATATATTCCCCATGTAGTCCACTGTAATCCCAACCATCAGTATAAACAACAGTACCTAATTCAACTTTTTCTTTGATAATCGGAACTATAGTCTTAGCTTGTGTATTGGGAACAACTTTGGCAATAACCTTACCACCTCTTTCAAGTATTCCAAATACAGGAATTTTATCCTTATAGCTACGTCCTTGACATTTCTCTACTTTCTTATCCTTATGCCTGTTCTTGTTTTTTCCTCCTACAAATGCTTCATCAATTTCAACCTCACCGGATAAAGTATGGCTATTCTCCATCTCCATGTATTGTCTAATCTTATGGAGCATCTTCCACGCTGTTTTTTGAGTTATACCTAAATCTCTCGCTAATTGACATGATGAAACACCTCTTTTATGTGACAAGAATAACATCATAGCATAGAACCATGCTTTCATAGGCAGTTTAGTATTGGCAAATGCTGTACCAGTTTTAACATCAAAGTATCTTCCAGTATTCTTGCATTTATATTTACCATTACCACATTTATAAACCTTAGAATTGCTGTCATAAGGCGAAATGACTTCATCTCCCCATCGCATCTTCTCAAAATATCTGATGCAACTTTCTTCATCGGGAAAGTTTCCAGATAGAGTTAAAAGAGTAAAATCGGTTTTCATAACGTCAAATTTTTAGCTATCCAAATATACTAAAAATCAACGACATTAGCAAGTAATATGCCACATATTTTCCATAAATAAGTCTGTAAGAATGCTAAAAAACATCCTTACAGAACATACAGAACTATTACCGTTTATAAGCTATAAACAGTAATTTTGCAGGAGTACTAACTTAAAATATGAAAGATATGGATGAAACACATTTTAAATCAATGAGGGGGAAAATAAAGACTAATCTATGTCCAATGTGCCAATATACGATACTATTTTTTCAAGGTGATTATACTAATATGTTTAATAAAGTCAACCCAATGGAGCTACAACACTATAGAGACATAAATGTACCGATTGAAAAATATTATAACATAGAATGTAATAACTGTGGTTATGTAATGAAATTTAATGTAGAGAAATTGATTCGTTAAAACTAATCATTACTTGTATATATAGAAACGGTTGTTGTTCTTGGTGGATCGAGAGGGAAATCTGCGTCAGTGGCATATCCCCATTTAAGGATTCTTTCTGATGAAGATTTCATCTCTTTCGCCATTTCTTCGGCTGATAGTCCCCAACAATACAAATTTTCTTTTGCAATTCTAACAGCGGTCAATCTGTTGTACGCTGCAAACTCATTCACTAATCTTTCTAATAATTCTTCTTTCTTTTCCATAATCTTTAATTTATAAATATTAATAGAAAGCCCGCATTTCTACGAGCTATAACTTTTTCTTATAATGATAACACTAGGTGTCAGCTAGTATATAACTGCCTCCTTTTAATAGCGTCTTCCAATGTCCTGAACATTCCAACATCAAAAGTTTTACCTTTATAATAAATGCGAACTTTGTATCTTGTCGGTTCTTTCAATCTTGGAATATTGTATCTATGAATGCCTTTATATCCTGTATTACTCATTTTGAAAAAGTTCTATTAATTCTTCTACTGATGCTTTATGATAATTATCCATGTTTATATCTTTAGGCATATATGAAAAATCAATTCCTTGTAATACACAGCCTTCTTCTTCATCATAATATATCCCCCAATCCCCTTTGCCATTAGTAAAAACCTGTTTGTTGTCAGAATCATTACGCAATGCGGCAATGTGATAGAACAAGTCTATATTTTCTCCACAATCAATACTTTCTACATTATTTAACCTAAGAAATATATTCAATTCTTCCTCAACGGATAAAGGATACGTGTCATCGGTAAATCCTATTCCATGAACTGAACCGTTTTGAGGGAAAGTGGATAGCCATACAGCATTTTTAAAGTTAGAGCAAGGACATATTTCATAGCCAAGCATTCTTAATTCTCTTTGTATTTCTTCCGTATTCAACCGGATAAATGCTGATTTTTGAAATTTACCTATTGTCTCCAT